CGGCGAGTTGACCCGCATGCTTCGCGTCTTCGCGCAACTTGTCGACAACCTTTTGCAGGCGATCGGCTTTGCCGTTGTAGAACACGGCAGGATCTTCGAAGTTCGACGCAGCAAGAGGCTTGTGAGTCGTGGTCTTGAAGTCAGCCGGCCATTCCTTCAACTTCGTAGTCGCCTTCCCATCCGGTCCCGGATTGAGAAGAGGGTGCATGATCGTCGGAGGAAGAGCTTTGCGAGCGACAGCTTTTTCCTTTTTGGACGGAGCTTTGGTGGGAGCATTGAAAACTGGAGCAACCTTGGACATTGTTTGAATCCTTCGCCTTGTGGCTGAGGTACCTGCCTCGTCAGAGTGCGTAGGTAAAATCGCACTGAGCAGCTTTCGCTGCTTTCGGCTTTACTTCGCGGCTTTCGCTGCTTCCTTTCGTGCCTTCGCTTTCGCTTTGCGACTCGCTTCGTTGCGAGCTTTGCGTTGTGCCTCAGTCAGCTTTGCACCTTTGACCGCATTGAGTGCAGCACGTGGTCGGCTTGACTTTCGAACAGCAACTGACACATTTCCCAAAGCTTCGGCAATGTCAATCGCTTGACGGAGTTCAGCGAGTGTGTTGACTCCGAAGGTTTTGTTTGCGATCGTGATTGTGATGTAAGACTTCATTTCCATGCTCTCTATATAATGGTCTCTTCAGTGAGGGAAAAATACCCTCAGACTGCTTTGCAGCAGTTTCGACCTATGCTACGTTGACGCGTATGGTGAAGGTGTCTTTACCAAACCGCCCAAAAACCAACGTCTTCTCGGCATCAGCGTCAGAATCGACCTCGGTGGCCACGTTTTCCAATGCCTCTCGAATCGCCCTCGCGATCAGCAGTTCTAGTTTTGCTTTTGTCATGCTATGCTCTCTGCGTGAGTGACCACTGGTCTCGTCAGTGACGGAGAAATACCGTCAGACCGTCTCGCGATGGTTTCGACCTATATTTTCTTGACTTGAGCGATTGCGGCTGATACCACTACGCCGTCAGAATCGATTCGTACGTCGATTCCGTCTCGCGTGATGGCTACTACGGTACCAGTGCCTTCGTATTCAACCATTACTCTGTCTCCGATTTTCATCGTCATGCTCTCGTGTTGTTTAGTGTCGTCCTGAGCTTCTATTATACCATATTATTCGTCTTTGGGAATGGCTTATTTGGTTTTTGGCCAAGTTTTCTCAAAGATTTTTCAGTCTCTCTAGTCTCTCAAAAGGTCAGTGTTGTGTTGTTCTTCTATTATACCAAAGGTTTTGGTCTCGTACATATTAGATCGGCCTTTTTGGCCAAAATACTTAGAAATTCTTCTCTCGTAAAAAAGTGTAAAATAATTGCTCGAAGGCTATTTACTTTTCGGACTTTTCGTGGTATAATACGCCTCCCCAAGAGACTTTAGAACATGGCACAGAGAGACTATTATAATGCGTGCTCTGACCGACGCAACTGCTGGACTACTTGCTCCGATCAAGTTAGCTCCCTACGACAGACTTTATCTGTCCCTCGAAAACGACGGTCGATGGTTTCGAGCCAAAGTCCGAGCCGAGAACGGTTCGACAGGCTTTAAGAACTATCCTTCTCCGAATGCTCGGACCGGTTGGCAACAACGAATCCAAGAGAACAAGCACATTGTCTCTGAGTCGGATACTTGGCTCCTTGCTGCAACCGACTATACGGCAGAAGTTCTACGAGCTGTTTGGCGAGACCAACTAGTCCCAACACCTGAAGCCGAAGTAAAACTTCAGATACTCACCTCCGTCACTACGATGCAGGACGGAGTTTCCGAAGGTTTTGCCTTCTTCAAAGCCGTAATGTCTCAGTGTGTTGCTGAGTACAAATCGGCACTCAAAGCCAACCTATCAGTTGAGGCACTCGACTCTCTCCGAGCCGAATTGATTCGACGACAATTCGATGCTTTGCCTGCCGAGGCACATGCCCTCGAGCAACATCCTGACCTACCTCTTGATCCTCATCAACTCGCGGCATTGTGGTTGTCCCTCAAATCGGTTGGCTACAACCTCTTGATGGAACAAGGCACGGGCAAAACTGCGGTGACTGTTGCCCGAGTCATGAATGAGATTGACAAAGTCCGCGAACGCAAAGGTCGAATGTATCGTGGAGTCATTGTTGTCCCTCGTGCCGTCCGACTTAACTGGTGCAAAGAGTTCGCTCGCTTCTGCACACGTCCAGGGAAAGTCGTTCCGATCAGAGGAGGATACGCTGAACGTGCACGAGCATTGATTGAAACAGTCAAAGACGAACCTGAAGCCGAGTTCGCCATTGCAGTCATGTCATGGGAATCACTTAAAGGCTCGTGGGATTTCCTTGAGTGCATTGAGTGGGACTTAGGAGTCTTAGATGAAGCACACTACGCCAAGACGCCGACTTCGAGTCGGTCCCAATACACTCGTAAGCTCCGTGACATTTGCGATCGGCGGATGGCACTTACTGGTACTCCGGTCTCAAACACTTCGCTCGACCTCTATGCACTATTTGAATTTCTCCATGAAGGTGGTTCGGGTTTCCAGTCTTGGAAGGCTTTCAAAGATTTTTATGGAGTATTCGAAGAGACGGGAGATGGATTCAATAAGCTTGTAGGCATCCAGAACCTTGCCTTCATGAAAGAGAGGCTGACTCGGACCGCTTTCATTGTGTCGCTTGACGAAGCACTTCCATGGCTACCGGAAAAAACGTTCGACACTCTTGAAGCGGAGATGGGAGCAGAGCAAAAGAAGGTCTATGAGGCAATTGCCACTGAGTTGGCTTACTCAGTTGAAGATCAACTGGATAAGTCCGACAACAAGGCAATGACCATCCAAAACATCTTGACCCAATTGCTGCGGCTCGCTCAAGTATGCTCCGGCTATGTGTCGTGGGACAAAGTCGTAGATGAAGCAACCGGTGAAGTCACGCGACCAGCACACATCGAATACTTCAAAGAGAACCCGAAGCTTGATACTCTCGTTGAAGAGTTGAAGTCCAAAGGACCAAACGACAAGACAATTGTGTGGTCTTGCTTTGTTCCCTGCATCACTCAAATCAGCGAGAGGTTGACCGCCGAAGGTATTGAGCACGTTGTTTATTACGGCAGCACATCCGAAGATGCACGGACTGAAGCGGAGCGAGCCTTCAATGAAGACCCATCCTGTAAAGTGTTTGTTGGCAACCAAGCTGCAGGCGGAACAGGATTAAACCTACTTGGTTATCCGCCGCATGGTGGCGAAGGATACACAACTGACTCTTGCCACACCATTTACTATGTATGCGACTGGTCATACATCAAACGATCACAATCTTCTGCTCGCAACCACCGTCGAGGCACTCGCAGACCAGTTCGTGAGACTGACCTTGTGGTGCCAGAGTCGGTCGATGAAGATATTCGTGTAAGAGTGATGGAGAAAAAGCTCATGGCAATGGAAGTCTCCGACGTCCGTTCCATCGTGGCTGACATATTAAACAAGATTAGAGGTTAAGCATGGCATGCCAAGTTTGTGATCACACTATGCAATCAATAACAGATGGTGTATTTTGGTGTCCTCGTTGTGGTACTCTCAAATTTGAGAGAGGGGTACCACAATGGGAATCGCCGAGAACACTCAAAACTATATTGCTTAACTTACATAATTGCGATGACTCAATACCACGCGACGAGCCTGGACCAATTAGTGGACCGTTGTGGGCTAAAGTATCGCATTTATTTGGTTTAGGGTCAACATCAGCAACAAAATTATGCCAATCGTTGAATATGGACCCAGAATGTAGGAGAACAGCATAATGGTAGACCGTACACGTTTTGATGAAGCTGATGATGCGATTGTCCAACTAAGGATGGATCGCACAAAAGAAGGTGTTGAAATATCCGGAGGTAGACTACAGCAACCTCGTTGCTTCCTACTCATGCGGTCTGATAAAGACATGCAAGGGTTGTTGCAATACGGCGACGTGGTTGTCATTCATGGTGGTGAACGCCGTCCGAGTTTTTGGGCTCCGGCATTTGTTGAACACACTTACGAAAATATGGATCGGCATCAATACCAACATGGCGTCGACTTTGTTGTTGCTGCCGGTCCTTTGGTACCCTTGGTGAAAGTGTTGTGTGGGCTGACAAAGAAGTATGGCTCCGAACCTCGGATGCTCTTCTTCGATGCCGCCCGCCAAGGTTTTGTAATTGGTTAAATTGACTAAGGAGACAAGAGCATGGGATGTGACATTCATTTACACGTTGAAGTTAAGCACGTAGACAAAGGCTGGCTACATTATGCTCACCCGAAGATTGAGCGGTGGTACGAGCTATTTGCTAAGATGGCTGGCGTACGAAATTATGACAACGACGTGGAACCGTTGTATCCACCACGTGGCTTGCCTAACGATATATCTGAGGTCACACGGTTGTGCTATGAGTGGGAAGTCGACGACGCTCACTCAATGAGTTGGCTTGGTCGCAAAGAGATTGCGATTTTGAATGAGTTCATCAGCAAGCACCCATTAAATAGTAAGCGATCATGGGAAGATTTCGACACTAGGTGCGGTTACTTGTTCGGTAACTCATTAGCTTTTAAAGATACCGATGAGTATAAGCCTGAGTGGCTTAAAGACTGCCGCGTTGTTTTCTGGTTTGACAATTAGACTAAGGAGCATGGTACATGAAGCAAGAATTTGTAAGAGCGTTTGTTGAATGCCGCAAGGCACATGAGAATGCAATCAAGGCTGAGGCTGAGTTGCGGGCAATCATCATGGCAACACCTGATGAAGGTGAGTTGGCTGATGGTGCTTATGCACTTCGTGAGTGCTCTGCACTTATGGAGGATGCAACCACACGGCTTCGAGCAACCGGCAAGCTAGCTGAGAAGATGGCTGGGCTGGTTGCGTCCGCGTCAATGGTTGAAACCATCCGCACTCCATATGTGACAGCCACACCAAAGCCACACATTCGTGCGTCAGTGCCTTCCCGCAAGAAGGACCCAGAGAAGTGGAGAGAGTTGATGTTGGCAGTCGGCATGCCAGCACACCTACTCGGTCCGCAGGACGAGGATGGTTCACCGGCAATTGATGTGTACTGGCCAGGCTTTATGGCTTTGCTGTCCAAGAATCAAGCTGAAGGAAAGCCACTGCCGAAAGGCATTGACCCAACACGTACCGTGACCGAGTACAGTCTTATCTTGCACAAGAAGAAAGGTGTGACCGAATGAAAACGCCTACTATCACATTCAAAGAGTTTGTCGCCCAAGATGTTGCCACTGGCTGTCCGTTTTCTGATGCTCTTATGGCTGAAATATCGGCTATGACAGAAGACCAGTGCAAGTATGTTTTGTTTGCATTAAATGGTGCACTTGGTGGTAACGACTTATTGACTGATCTTATAGTTGAGCAGATCAATCAAATGAAAGGTCATGGCAAGTGCTTGAGTGCCAATGAGGCAGTGGATATTTTGGAGGATTGGCTGCTAAATCCACCAGAAAACTCAATACTTGAGAACATACTTAAAAGCAATTAACCAATACACCCATGCCGGAGATGGCAACGCCAAGCATGGGATTACTTCTGTTGCCTGTTACTTTTTAGGAGTTTGAGACAATGGCTAAGAACTTAGTTGTGCCGAAGGGTGCGGACGGACTCATCTTGAAGCCGATCCATGAGATGATCCCTGACCACATGCGTGATGATGTGGGTCAAGGCTCGATGGATTTGCTCAAGCAGTACATCGTCCCACCACGAATCAAGATCGTGCAGCCTCAAGCAAAGGCTCCGTTCTCGGAGTTGTTCAAAGAGGCTGACCTTGTGGTCATGCCGGTCTTGAAGAAGTTATGGGGTGGTTACGACCATCAGAATCAGGCGCCGGCTTTCCACTTTGTGCCAATCTTGTTTTGGCCGGAGTGGGTAAGTTGGAATCCGTATGGCAGCAACTTGCCTGCCATCCGCGATCGCAGTTTCAAGAAGACGAGCGAGATTGCTTTGAAGGCTCGCAATCCCGAGACGCGGCAAGAGTTGTGCAAGGAGTACCCAAAGCACTCCGATGGCAAAGATGCCTACGTCAAGCATCAGGAGCACCTCAACTATCTGGTGTTGGTGCTGGGAGACGGTGAGTTCAGTGACCTGCCATTGATCTTGTCGTTCTCTTCCGGCGAACATCGCTCGGGGACGAACTTCAACGCGCTGGTGCAGTCACGGCGGACAAAGTCGCTATACGGTTGCCAATTCTCTGCTACAGTTCGCCGTCGCGAGAACAAGGTTGGCAAGTGGTATGGCATCGACATTGATAACCCCGCTGAGGGAAGTGGTGTAGATCCGTTCGTGATGGACCGTGAACGGTATGAGCAACTCGGTCGCTTGCATGCCGAATATGCGAGCTACATGCACGACGACCTCATCCAAACCCAGTACGACGATGAGGGTGTGATTGACGGGACGGCTCAAGCCCCTCCTGTCTCTGCTGAGAAAAATTTCTAATCTGACCATCTGGCGTAACGGTTCGTCTAATTGGTAGGACGTCCACAATGAAGCTGGTTATGTGGGTTCAAGTCCCACACCGTTACCTTTAGAGCATGACGCATCAATAACCTTCGGCGGTTGTACGGAAATGGCAAACAAATCTAAAGACATAAGCGTCTTAGCCGAATTGGATCGCTACCTACTCAAATATGAGTGGGCAGGTACATCAGAAGTTAAAGTCCGTTGTCCGTTTCACGAAGACACTAAACCGAGTTGCTCAGTATCTGTCCCCGAACGTGTCTTCGTATGTCATGCTGGTAGCTGTGGTGCCAAAGGCGATATAGTTGACCTATTAGCTGCATCAGCCAATCAACCTCGCTCCGTCATTCTTGAAGACTTGTCCACTCGATATGAGTTGGATGACGTCAAAATTGTTGAGCCGTCTGTTGTTGAGAGGTGGCACAAGCGAATCTGGGATGCAGGACCTTTGTTGGCAGAATTACGGAAGCGAGCAATCAGCGATGACACCATCAAGCAAAGGAAGATTGGCGAAGAGGGTGGTAGAGTCACCATCCCAGTGCCTAATCAATCAGGCGATTGGGTTAATGTCCGCAAGTATCTGCCAGGAGCTTCTGGTGCAGATAAGATGCGAAACATGCGTGGTCGTGGTTCTGGCAGATGGTATCCGGCTGACCAGCTCAGTTTCGGAACTGTGCTGCTAGTCGGCGGAGAGATGAAAGCTCTTGCTGCAATCCAGCAGCTTGAGAAGCATGGTATTGGCGTAATTAGTTGGACCTCCGAAAAGCGGATACCAACACCGTCACTTAAAGAGCTTGAAGGCAAGTCAGTCTATGTCTGCATGGATATAGATGCAGCCGGTCGCAAAGCAGCACATGCCAATCTAATGGCGTTGAGGCCAATCGCCTCGGAACTGCACGACCTGCTCCTGCCTCTTGATATTACCAAACATCCTAAGGGAGACGTCAACGACTTTATTGCTGAAGGTGGTAACCTTTGGGCAGTCATGTCGGAACTACAACCATGGGTTGCTCCGGAGAATGGTGCAGCAAGCAATGTCGACCCGATTGAGTTGCATCTTTCTGATTCCGTTCATGCACGGAATGCCGGTATCAGGGTGCGAGTTAAAGCCGTTGCTGTTGCAATGGATATTGCACCTTACCCGATACCAAAAGAGGTCAAAGTCAAATGTGACCGCTCACAGAAATTCTGTTCTGCTTGTCCGGTTTGGCAGCATGACTGCGAAGAGTTTACTGTTCCACCTGAACATCCTGCTGTGCTAATGTCAATTCATGTTGACACAGACGGATTGCACGATGCAATGGTTGCTGCTTGCGGAATACCTAAGCAATGTCGAGCTTGTGAGTTTGAAACCACTGCCTACTACAATGCAGAAGATGTGAGAATCAGTCCATGCTTAGAGATAACCAGTCGTGCAATGGACCAGAAGACCTTGCCAGCTATTTGTATTGGCAAAGGTATGGAGATGAACGAGCCATACGTTCTTACTGGGCGAATGTTGCCTCATCCGAGAACACAGCAGTCCACTCTGCTTATCTCTGGCTACGAGCAAACACAGGACGCCCTGTCGACCTACTCCCCTTCTGCCGACGATTTGCGGTCACTAGTGTGCTTCCAACCAAAAGAGTGGACGGTTGAACTACTTGGCTCGAAGCTTGATGAGATATATTCCGACTTTGAGCAACACGTCACACACATTCGCTGTCGCCGTGACATGCACTTGATGATGGACATGGTATGGCATAGTCCATTGCTACTCCACATTGATGGTCGACCACAAAAAGGCTGGCTTGAATCACTTGTTGTTGGTGACTCTGAGCAAGGCAAGTCAGAGACTGCACTTGGGTTGATGCGGCATTATGGTCTCGGTGAAAAGGTCGAATGTAAGAATGCAACTGCTGCTGGTTTGATGGGTGGGTTGCAGCAACTTGGCAATGGGAGGTGGTTTGCTTCGTGGGGTTTCCTGCCCATGCATGACAAACGGATGGTATTCCTCGAAGAGTTGAAGGGTGCAAGCATTGAGTCAATTGGTCGGTTGACTGACATGCGCAGTAGTGGTATTGCAGAGCTAGCTAAGATTGAAAAGCGGAGGACACATGCTCGCACACGAATTCTTGCCGCTTCTAATCCTCGTGTTGATGGTCGGACTCTTTCTAGTTATGCTTATGGCGTTGAAGTCATACGCGAACTAATAGGTGGACTTGAAGACATACGCCGGTTCGACCTATTCTACTTGGCTGCAAGCGGTGATGTTGATCCTGCGCTTATCTCAGCACCTTGGCCAGAGAATGGACAACCACTATATGGCTCAGACTTGTGCCGTGAGTTGGTGCTTTGGACTTGGACACGGCATGCTCATCAATGTGTGCTGACAGATGAGGTCCGAGACCTTTGCACTCAATGTGCGATCGACCTATCTAAAGAATTCACCGAGTCCATTCCAATCATTGGTGGCGGTTCAGCCCGATTCAAAGTAGCAAGATTTGCTGCTGCTCTTGCTGCTCGTACTTTTTCAACATCCGACGACGGCCAAGAGTTGATTGTGCGACCCTGTCATGTTGAATATGCAGTTGCATTCATGCGGAGAACATACTCATCGCCAACCTTCGGCATGAGAGAGTTTTCTGATGCTATCAGAGCTACTACCGAGACAATAGATGCTGCGGCAGTCAAAGCATACATATCCGCCTTGCCCTTCCCTTATGACTTTGTTGAAGCATTACTAAGATGCGAACGGGTTGAACAACAAGACGTGATGGATTGGTGCAGTTGGGACCGAGTGCAATCCAGCCAAGCTATGTCACTCATGGTTAGGAAGCATGCACTTCGTCGTGATGGCAAATACTACAGAAAGACTGGACCCTTCATTGAATTGCTGCGCAGTATTTTGCGTGACCGCTCAATGCCTGGACGACCAGACTTTATCCCAGAGGCAGACTTCTAATGTACCGAGACTCTAAAACAGGACTCTACGTCCAAGAGCATGCTTGGGAAAGTACCTTTGCTGCTCATGCCAATTCAGTGGAGATGGCACGCCGACGACAAGAAACAAACCCAGAAAAGGAGCGGATGATGAATGGCCTTGAGATAGCGGTTAACATGGTTAGAGAGTTCTGTGACAAAGTTGGTGTGTCGCCAAAAACTAAATTGGTCGCACCAAAAGATGCACGTGGTGAAAACTCTGCATTGGATGGAGCGGAGATGCAGTTGTCTCGCCTCAGTCACAAGTTACTAATGTACCTTGATCGGCCACGAGCCAATCGCGCTCATCTGATGGTTGAGGAGTTGAGCGAAGTGATTGCAGCAATGCGGGAAGGTGATGAGGTCAAAACCTTAGACGGGTTGACCGACCTACTTTATGTGGTGTTGGGAACTGCATCAACTTTCGACTTGCCGATTGCTGCAGCATTTGCTGAAGTGCATCGCAGCAACATGACTAAAGAACGTCAACCAACCGAACGTGCTGAACATCCACGAGGCCCAAACTACTCACCACCAGATTTGGAAGGGGTGTTGCGTGAACACCGAGAAGGAGGTGCACAATGAAGTCATACAAAGATTTGCTCGTTAAAGTGATGGTTAAAGGCGAACCTCACGCTGATCGCACCGGAGTAGGAACCACTTCCTTATTCGGAGCACAGTGGCGACATGACATGACGACTGGTTTCCCATTGCTCACTACTAAGCGAGTGCCAATGCGGTGGGTAGCTACTGAGTTGGAGTGGTTCCTCAAGGGTCGCTCCGACAACCAATGGTTGAAAGAACGCGGTGTTGACATTTGGGACGAGTGGGCGACTGAAGAAAAGTGTGTGCAGTTCGGTCGCAAGGCTGGTGACTTAGGTCCGGTATATGGTCCAATGTGGCGGGAATTTCCAGTAAAAGAAGGAGATGTTCTGTCTACAGACCAAATTATACAACTGATTGAAGACATTGAGAATACGCCAAACAGTCGCCGTCTGATCGTCACTGGTTGGCATCCCTATTACCAACGCCAAGTTGCTCTTCCACCTTGTCATACTTTGTGGCAAGTCAAGTGTCATGCCGATAACGGAATGAGTCTGCATTTGTATGCTCGCTCAATCGACATATTCCTTGGTATGCCATTCGACATAGCAAGCTATGGTCTATTGCTCGAGTTGCTTGCATTCCGTACTGGCCGTTATGCTCGTGAGTTGATTGTCAGCTTTGGTGATCTGCACTTGTATGACAACCATAAGAAGCAAGCTGATGAATTATTGTCGCGTGAACCACGATCACTACCAAAACTAGTAGTTGGGCGTGTGTCTAATGACCTTAGCACATTCACATATGATTTAACCGGCTACGATCCTCATCCTAAGATTGAGGCTGAGGTGGCGATATGATGGAAAGACTTTGTTATCTTTACTTAAAGGAGCATGGTATGCTGAACACAGTTTGTCTCACTGAAAAAGATGATGCGTTACGAAAGCAAGACTACGCACGGTGGTTAAAGCACTGCGAGACTATGAACGTAGATTGGCCTACACCTCCAAATGAATTCTTATTAGCTATCTACTCAGCCGGCTGGACTGCTGCTTATGCTCGTGGTGAATGGCATAAACGGCAGGGCGACACAATTGTTGTGTTGTTACTATTGACTTGGTCACTCATGATGATTGTAGTGACCGGACTTGGCATCTGGGCTTTGTGTCGTTATTTGTTTTACTAGGAGCATGTAATGATTATCGTCGAAGGAGCGGATCGTGTCGGCAAAACCACCTTGGCCAAAGCCATAGTCAAGGAATTGAATGCCCTTGGATGGCCTCATATTTATCAACACCTTGGTCGTCCGCCCGAAAGCTGGCGACCAGAAGCGGTAAGCATGCACTCACGACTCATGTCACCGTATGTAGTCCGCGATCGACTCTACATGAGTGAGCCGGTCTACTGCTCAGTCTGTCATGGTCGCACACCTTTGTTGTCCCCAAAAGATACTGCGCAACTTAATCAGTTGTCTAAGTCTTATTGTGGTCACACAATTGTTGTGGCTGCTGATGAGGTAGTGCTGCGTTGTCGTCTATCAGCCAAAGCTGATGAACTGTACGACGTCGATTCAGTGTTGGCAGTCAATCGAGCTTTCTCTGAAATAGCTGCAACTTGTGAGTGGGCTGGCCACCACTTTCCGGTTGATGCCAGTGAGACTTGCTTGCGTGAGTGGCCTGACGTAGCAAAATGTGGACTTCGGTCCTACACAATGCGGCTACGCAAAATGTTTCCCTATCATGGTGCACGAGTCTGGGGAGGAACCTAATGACGGAATCGGCAATCAGCAAATTGAGGACTGATCGGCAACGAGAGAAGTTGCGAGTGTTCATGCAGGTAGCTAGGGAGTTGTCGTCTCTCAGCACCTGCAAGAGAAAGCCTTGCGGAGCATTATTGCTGCCTCCTGATTTCTCGGAGATAATTGCCATTGGCTACAATGGTCCGGCAGCAGGCGAACCGAATGACTCGTGTGGCGGTCAACCAAATTGTGGTTGCTTCCATGCTGAAGAGAATTGCCTTGTAAAACCACGCAGACATTCTCAGACTGACCTAACTTTGTTGGTCACTCGTGCACCGTGTGTCCATTGTGTTGGGTTAATCCTCAACTCACGATCGGTGGCAAGAGTGGTATGGAGCGATCCTTCTACAAAAGGTGTTGAAGGGCTAGAACTGCTCCGACGTCGTGGCATATTAGAATGGAGAGTAGAATGACTTCTATTTGGAAATATAGACTACCATGCGAACCTGGCGACGGAATTAAGCCGGTCAAAGTACCTGGTGGTGCTGAATTGCTGTGTATGCAATTACAAGATGACATACCAACGCTATGGTTTCGAGTGACTCCTGACGCTCCACTAATGGACCGTCTATTTCAGGTTGTTGCTACTGGCCAAAGCATGGGTGACGACAAGTTGCGTTCTTATGTTGGGACGTGGCAAGAAGACGGATTAGTGTGGCACGTATTTGAAATAAAAGGAATCAGATAATGGATAAAAAGAAAATTGAAGCAAGTCTCCGGCGTAGAGTCGGAGCAATTGTACGCGATGCTCTTGCTGCTGGTTATGTGCTGCAATTTGATGTAGGTAAACCTGCCGCAAAGCGACAAGCTCTGACTGCGAATTCACTTTACCTTCGACCACTTGATGGTAGTGATTTGTATGCCTGCTCCTGCTGTGGACTACCATACGAACCATTGTTCCGGTCGCGGTATCTGCCCAACTACGTTCCAATCAATTGGTGTGGACCATGCCGATTGGAGTTGGTTGAAGCAGGTGGACGAGCTGACAAAGTGCTAGTCAAAAAGGCTGAGTCTCGCCTTGCCGTTCCACGTGAAATCATTACTGCCAGCGTCAAGCGGTGGTGTGCTGTGGTGCAATCATGGAATGGCAGTTATGCTGCTGATTTATCCAAGCTGTGTGTGATATTTGATGCCAAATTGCTAGAGCAGCAAGTGACTGAAATGGCTACTGACAACAAAGAGGCGGTTGAATTCCGAGCCAAGCTAGCTGAACGAGTTGGCTAGCAAATATCCCGGTGGCAGGGGAGTAGGGATATTCCGGCAAACGAAAGCCACTAGCCGGTTTTACTATTATTAAAAGCAAAAGGAGCATGACACATGAGAACGTTGAAAGAATTAAGAGACAGTATAGACCCCGACGTCTATGACCTGCAGCTAGGTAGAGTTGTCCAAGAGCTTATTGACAACCTATTACTGGAAGGATTAGTGCTGTATTACCCTGTTGGCTTTTCCACCGCCAACAACGGTGAGACCAAGAATAACTCGGAGGTAGCACGTGAGATACTGTTAGCGGTGAGGAGTGGTAAGTTAGTTGACGTGGCCTTGCCAACCGGTTGGGAACTTAAGCGTCGTGGTGAGATAGTCGACGTACAGGAGGTGCCCAATGATTAACCTAGATAATGGTGGTCGGTTGGTTGAGTCAGTAGCAGAATTGCCTGACCTACGCAATGCAAAGAAATTATTCGCTGACTTTGAAACAACGTCTGGTGATGACAAGCTGGATGCTCTTAATCCTTGGCACAACTGCAAAGTCGCTGGCATCGGTATAACGATTGATGATGCTCAAGGTGCTTGGTATATTCCAATTGGCCATCGCGACTCTGAGGCAAATCTGCCGCGCGAGCCAGTAGAGAAATGGTGGCAATCAGTTGCATCCACTGCCGATGCGTGGGTCAATCAGAACGTCAAGTATGATGCGCATGTCTCAGCACTAGACTTAGGTTATCTGCCTGAGTGGCCACGACAGAAGCTTGTCTGCACACTTACTCGTGCAAAAATTCATGACTCCGACCGAGGCTTTGGTCGAGGTGGTTACACCCTTGATGCTCTGACTCGCGACTGGCTTGGATACGAAATTGGCGGTTACGAGTCTGAGATTAAAAAGTGGCTAGGTGATTCTAAAGACTACGGAGTCGTTCCTCCAGAAATAATGGCACCATATGGTTGTCAAGACGCTATGTCAGTTCGCCATCTTGACGCCTATCTTGAAGCTCAACTGCATCAGGAATGCTGGGGTGTAGCTCACATGGAGGTAGACCTCACCTCTGTGCTGCTTGGGATGGAACGACGTGGAATGCGGGTTGACATGACGGAACTTAAAGTAGCAGAGCTATTGCACGGCATGAGGTTGATGGAGATTGATGACGAGTTGCGCAAGTTAACTGGTCGCTGTCTCAACCCCTCTAGTTCAGATCAAGTCTATGACCTACTGTGTTGTCAATACGGTTTGCCGGTATTGCGGTGGACAGAAGAGGACGACGACGGAAATCCGGCTGGCAACCCATCCTTTGACAAATTTGCTCTTGAGATGTATGCCTCCCACCCATTGCGACCGCGAGGTCCAAATGGCGAAGAGATTATCGGGTTGGTGCAGGAAGCACGCACATTGACTCAACTACTTGGGTTGTTTGTGCGACCTTATCAGAAGCTTGCTGTTAAGGGTTCAGATGGTTGTTGGTATTTGCATCCGTCAACCAACCAGCTAGTCAGAACCGGTCGCATGTCGATGAGCGACCCAAACATGCAACAACTCAGCAAGTTAGCTAAGAAGCTGATTCATCCGTCGATGCGTGGAGCTTATCTGTCCCTTGACCAATGTTTGCCTGCTGGTACTATGTTACCGACAATCTACGGTGACAAACCTATAGAGGAAGTTGCAGCAAAGTTATTACCAGTGTTGGGCTACACTGAGGACGGCCAGTTGAAATTCTGTGATGTATCACGAGGTGCTCGCATAGGACATGGGCCAATATGGCGGATTACATTTGACGACGGTACCACATTTGAGTGCACACCAGGGCACGGGTTCATGTCGTATGATGGTGAGAGGGTAAATTGTGAGGACCTTAAACCTGGAGATAGACTGAGGCACGTTGCTGACTACGGGAAGGATTATCCGTATTGGCAGGTGCATGACGTGAGGTACAGGAAGCATGTAACAGTTGCTGAGTATATGCTTGGAGAAATGCCTAACGGAGCTGAACAGCATGTGCATCATAAAGATGAGGATAAGGCCAATTGGATAGCGAGCAATTTGGAGGTTAAAAGTGTATTTGATCATTTATCTGATCACGCCAAAGAGAATTACGTTAAGCAAGATCATACTTTGCGTCTAGAACGTTTACGGAAGTCAATGGAGCATCGCACTCATTATAGTGAGTTCAACTCTAATTGGCAAGGCGGAAAATTAGTTAAGGCTTGTGAGTGGTGTGGTGATCCGATGGAGATTTGGCCATCACAAGCACACATAAAGTATTGCTCAGTTACCTGTCGGTCGTATGGCAGGTCTGAGAACAGACAACGTGAGTGGGATGATGGTACTAGGACTAAAACTGAATTCAAAAAACGATCCTGTGTTATTTGTTCCGCTGAATTCGAGACTCAAGCTTTCAAAGCCAAACAAACTTGTTCGCAACAATGTGCAGGAGTTTTAAGATACAAGAACAGAGAGCAAAACTACCGCGTGGTAAAGACAGAATATGTAAGGGACGATTGGTATTACTCTATAACCGTTCCAGAAACTGGTAAGTACGTGACAAAGAACGGCTTGGTTAACTTGAATTCACAAGTTGAGTTCCGCGTCATTGTGCATTACATTCAGAATCAACGCTGTATTGATGCCTATCTCAAAGACCCTGACACCGACTTCCACAAGTACATTGCGGAAGGTGCATGCATGGCACGTAAGCCAGCCAAGACCATGAACTTCTTGATGGGCTTCGGTGGTGGTAAGAAGCTAGCGATCAAACGACTGTCAATCAACTCAGACGTAATTGGTGCAATGGAGAAAGATGTAGATGACCGAATTCGAAGGGGCTTGATCGACCCTGCAAATCGCATTACAGCAATTGAGCAGGCATGCAAAGCCAAGGGTGAAAGCGTCTATGACGACTACCACAGATTCCTACCAGAGTTGAAACCAACTAGCCGTCGTGCTGCTGCTGTATGTCATGAAAGAGGATACGTGCGGAATTGGCATGGTCGGCATCGACGATTGCCGCCAGAGATTAGTCACCTTGCTTTCAACACACTGTGTCAAGGTGAAGCGGCTGACATACAGAAGGAGCGGACTGTTGCTGCAGCAAGAGCATGCCTCGGCACAGATATTGGGTTAGTTGGTAACGTACATGATGAGGCAGTGTTTGATGGACCAGCAGAACAAATGGCTGATCCTCGCACTCAAGCAGCAATGTGCTGGATGATGGAGACGATTAACAACCCGCTTCGAGTTCCGCTCCGTGCATCGGTTGGCTACTCAGACAAATCGTGGTGGGAAGCAAGCACCGACGTTAAAGACGGAGGTACAAGCGGACCACTTCACTATGATGCATCACTGATCAACAAGGAGGATCCACTTTGCCATCTCCGGTGAAAATTACCATTGTGCCTCGTTCATTTGTCGAGGGCGATCTTATCCCAGTGTATGACGGCAAACATGGTAACAACAACTGTCCAATAATATCAGTTGGTCCAAGAACAGTAGTTGTACGCAACACAAGAGGCTGGACAATAACCTTGTTGCGTGAAGAGGAACCAAAGAAAACCAAACAAACTAATCCTCGCATTCCATACGCTGGTGGTAAGAAAGCAAAGCCTCGCGGTAAGTCAGCTAAACTTAAGGAGACTAGCAATGCAGACTAGAGAGTTGACGCATATTGATGATCTTGTTGAAGGCGATGACTATTCTGTCACTGTGCGAATAAATGGCCACGATAAGATTAAATACGGAACCTTTGTGTGTATGAAACTTTCGCCGAGGTGGGGATGCCTTGTCTTAAGGTTTGTATGTTCTCGTGGCAGGATGCGGACGATTTGTGCTAGAGACTTTCGGAGTGCAATAAAAAGGGAGGACATATGACTGTTGAGCAAAACGTACAAGCAGGCAAAGATGCCGTTGCTGTTGTAGAGTTGGCTGGTGAGCAACCAGACCACTTTTGGTTATGCTTAGCAAGACTTGCCGCAGCCAAAGTCGTTAAGGCAGAACCTGAAGACTTAGGGCCAGAACCTGAAGATCGTATATTGTCTCGGGCTGGTCGTGCAAAGTTCCCTCGAGGTAAATATGCTGGAGAGTCTCCGCTCGATGTACCTTGTGACTATGTTGCATGGTGGCTGGATTCATCCCGCGATGAATTCGGTGAGACCCTCAGAGCTTACGCCAAAACCCGAAGCTTTCGGGAGAGATATGATCGCGAAGGCGACTAGTGTACAGCTGTTCACTAGATCGCATTAGAAGCCCAAAATCAAGCAAAATTGCCAAATCTGGCCAATCGGGCTAGTTCAAACCTAGGTCTCGATTCTGGAGACCGTATTCAACCAAGGATAGTTTTATGACCGATCGACAACGCCAAGAGCTAGCCCAGCGGAATGAACAATTGAGAAATGAGCTTCCACCAGATGTGAATGAGTCCGATGTGTTCGGAGCAATTGTGCTCGGATGCAGACAGTCACACCAACATTCAATTGACGCTGCAAGAAGAGTGTTGATGGGTGTTGCGCATGCTTGTCCTGGCTCAATGCTCGCTGATGCCTTGGAAGCAATTAAGCATCACCTTGGTGGAGAGCATTTGGCCGGAGAAGTCATTCCCAGCTCTGAGGCAAACCCTTCCGACACTCAATAAGTAGTTTGCCTTCTTTCCGTCTCTCAGGGTACGCATCCCAAGCTTTGCGTGCCCACTCCCACATCCTACCCACTCCGTCTTCTAATTGGACGGAGTCACGATAACCCAGCAACTTCTCTGACTTCTCGGTTGTGCACCAGGCATGTTTAATCTCGTGCCTTGGTGGTTCTCTTCTCACCGGTATATCACCAACTACTACTTTGAACACATTGACCAACTCATTGATTGAGTAGTCTCTCTTCCCACCTACATTGATAATCTGCCCACTTGCTTCTGGTCGAGTGCCGGCTTCTACTAATGCCGCAACCGTGTCATCAATATAACTGAAAGCTCGCCGTTGCTCTCCGTCACCAAACACAGTGATTGGTTGACCTTCCAATGCGGCTCGCATCCACAGTCCCAACACATTGCGATACCGTTGCCAAATGGACTGATAGGGACCAAACACATTGTGTGGCCGGACAATACACCAGTCTAGTCCGTGCTGTTCTCCCGCAACCTGTATGTCCAACTCACACGCATGCTTTGCAATCCCGTAAGGATCATGCGGAGTGCAGTCCATGTCTTCGTCAAATGGTGGGTCCCAACCCGAAGCATCACCGTATGCTGCAATGCTGCTAGCAAAGACCAACCTAGCGTTGCTCTCTACAGCACACATGTCTGACACAATGCCGGTAGTATTTATCAGATTGTTATAGTAGTTGAACCGCCGAACAAATGGCGACATGCACTCTGCAGCATAAGCTGCTAGATGATAGACCACATCAAATTGCTGATTCAGTAAGCAGAAGCAATCTGCATTTTGTGTATAAAAGGTAATTTCGTCTGGCACGTTTTCAAGATAGCCACACGACAAATCGTCTATGCCATAGACCTCACAACCTAGCCGAACAAATTCAGCGGCAAGCTGTGAGCCGATGTGGCCAGCAACACCTGTGATCAATATGCGTTTGTTCATTTATTCCACCCTTCAGGTGAACCAGGACCTAGACACCCATCTTTTTTGAGTTGGGCGCAAATATCTTCATTCAGCGTTGACTCAGGCATATAGGCAGTTATAAACCATTCGCCACCTTGTATATGAGTGGAACCTATTTCGCTAATACGCTCCAAGATTCTTGGAGTACCATTAGGAAATGTTTTGAGCACCTTAAATACAGCCAGTTTATGCAACTCACTGCCAATGATCTTTTTGTCTGGTTTGCTCATTTGCGTCGTGCCCTGTATAAGACTCGCCTACCGTTGGCAGCTTTTGGTTCATCAGACAATTGAGTGACAATAAACCCGGCTTCTTCTATTGTGCTTCTCAATACATCCCTGGTCATCCACCAACTACGTGATTGTCCAGGTCTTGCTGCATAGTCATCTGCTCCTTCATACCACCATGCGCCACTACATCCATCATTGATCCACTGTGCTGCAACGTCTTCGCAGACATGCGTGTCCAGCAGCAATTCTTTCTCGGTCTGATTCAGCACCTGCACCAAATGCGCCAGAGGGCATTCCAAGTGATACAACAAACCAAAATGGACAATGACCGGATGGATACCAAAGTTGCTTATATTGCAAGCGTCTTCCAACACAAACTCTGGTGCATAGCAATCTGCTAGACACAAGTCACTTGCTTTATCTATGTTGCTCTGCCGAATATCGAACGACGTTACTTCAGCACCCATCTCACACAAATCACGAGTGACACAGCCATGACCACACGACGGCTCTAGTACTCGAAGACCAGAGACCTTAAAGCCATCCTGAATCGCCTTTAGTAACCGACTGTCTTTGATCATTTGTTTTGCCACTTTCGAATAGCATCACGTTGTTCTTCGGACAGATTCTGCCAAGCACTCTCAGGCTTGTCAGTTGCATGCATCTCTTGGATGCGGATAGCACGAGTGTAGCGACTGAAGACCACAAGACTGACAGGTGCTGCTAACACACCCAATACCAACAAGAAAAGTAGTGTTGATCGTCGCATGGTTTATATCCTATAAGAAGGGTGGGCCAACTCAACATCCTCAATGGCAACGCCAGCATCACGATACCATTTAGAGTCGTAAGGATCGATTCCAGGGTATGCTGTCTCCGGCCATGGTTGCAGCACACTCTTAGTCTGCTCTGTGCTGAACATGCCAGCCAGCCATGCTTCGGCACCGTAGCGGTCTTGAGGTACTTGTCTCCAGTCATTACGACTGAACACAGCATCATTGCGGAACCAGAAGAATGTGCCAGAAAACATCCACCGGCCATGATTGAGACCAGATGGGTAGGGCGATCGGTAGTTGTCACCCCAAATCATCTTGCAGCAACCGACTGCAACATACTCTTCTAAGCTGGCCATGCAACCTTTCCATTGGTCCAACAACGCATAGTACATTGCGTTGCGCCAATAGATTGAGCCCTGCACGCTACCATAGGTAGAGTTGCCCTTAGTGTGGGCGTAGAATGTTGCGTGCCCTTTCTTTGGAGACGCAACCTGATCCAACAACTTCTGGAAGCTAGCAACCTCTCGAAGCCGATGGTCATTGCGAACAGGGATGAAGTTTATTTCGTATGCACGACTACACCGACTGGCAAAATAGTCGCGGACTTCTTCCACACCATGTAGACCTTCTGGCTTGCCAGTCTCAGCAATAATAATGCCAGGAACAGAGACGGCAACATTGAGACTGCCGTTAAATATGCCGATGCGCTCACAAAGCTGATCTACATTCCTCATCCACAAATCGTTAGTGGTGAGTGCACAGCAATGATAGAGCAAGTGCCGGACTTGCATGATAGAAGCTCCGCTATAGGTCGGCGGGCACGACCTCATCCGCCGTTCCTGCCGAATTTATTGTACCTTTGCTTCAGCTCTTTGTATCGCTTCGTCGAGCAGACCTTCTAATGTTAAAGGTAATCCTTGCCCGAGTGCCAATATTCCGGCTTTTAGTTTTGTCAATATATTAGATACGTTGTAGGCTTGGTGCAGATGAGTTAGAATTTCTTCTCGATGTAGACGGCATCCATCCGCTCCCCATTGGTTCATCTTCGCGACCATCGCATCGCAGCCACAGTTTGCCGTGGGCTTGATGCCGAGTTCGGAGAGGATGGATTTTAGGGTGGTACCGGGTCCGTGGGTGGGGGATGCCGTGACTGGACGTTGCGGCGAATTTCCGCATAGGTGCCTTGGCGGAGTCGCGTACTTTCGGCGTGGCGAGTATCCGCAGACAGGGCACTTCCAACTTCCGCCTTCCTGTCTTTCGAGAGGGCAAATCATGGAATGCCCTCAACTGTGATTGTTGGTGTGCTGGTAACGCAAACACCTATCAGGCCGCTGCCGTAAGCAGGTATCGTGTGAGCCGTACCGGTGCATTCACCATTCATATAAAGTGCGAACGACCCGTTATCAATAACAACATTGTCTGATACCCGACGTATCAATAGCTCGACAATGAACTGGCATCCGTTGCTTAGGAATGTACCTGTTGACCAGTTCCTCGTGAACCTAATTTGAAAATATGTTGCATTGCCGCCAGAATCGCACGCTGGAGTGTCCAAGGTGATCGTGGAACTTAACTCTTGAACGCAATCTACGTTTGTAATCGTATAGACGCCATTTAATGCCGTGCAGCTAGTGCAGCCAACGCCAGCGTTTGTAAACCCAGAGATATTTATTTCCCACTCGGTCACAGACGATGGCGGGCAGCATCCACACTGCGAACGTACCGGGCAAGATGTGTTGTCGTTGTAGTTGTATCCAACACTGAAATCATCCCAGGTCATCGTTCCCGAACCGCCCGCACACGCAGCGCCCCAACTTGCGCTGCTTGATACCGTGTCACACCCTAAAATTGTCGAATCGCATGTGTACGCAACGTCGCCATCGACATAGACAAGCAGCTTCGGCTCTATGCTTCCGAAGGTGGTCGTGTCGTAATCGACCATCAGCGTGTGTGTTGATCCTGGGGTTAGTCCGGCGAATGACAACGTAAAGTCAGCATCAACACCAGCCACCCGCTTGCGTCTGATTATCTGCGGCGCACTGCTGTGAAAGTGCAGATAGACCGCATCATAATTATTAGCGTCTGTGTAGCCGATTATCAGCCCCGGCTTGTCTCCGTTAGAGCCTCCGCTTATGGAAGCGGTAACGCGAGAACCAAGAGCCGCTCCAGCATATAAAGCAATTTTCCCATCTGCTGGCGAAGCAAGAGTTAGCTTATTGCTTGCTATTGACCAGTCACCGTTTGTTTCCGACCAATCAGAGCCGAGACTTGTTGAGTCAGAGCGGTTGAAGGCGTCGGTAAATATCGTGCAAGTGTCTACTGGTGTACATGGACAGTCTGGCCCACTAGTCTTCATGTGCGCTGGCATGGTCCGCTCCTACAGCCAGTCGTTGATGTTGCAGTACATGGCGTCGACCACGTTCTTCTGGTCGTAGTACTTAGTAGCAATGACCGTACCCTCTTCGCAGGTGTCGGCCGTATTGAGGAAAATGTCGGTGACCTCGTACTCGAAGCCAGTGCGGACACCAGCACCTGTTAGTGTCTCAGCGGTTGCTGTTCCCTTGCTTGTCAGGTCTTCGTTCAACACAGCAAACAACCTCAGGTCCTGCACAAACCTACCATAGTAGTTGCTGCCCACTTGGAAATAATTACCCAGCGAAATAAAGTCACAGGATGCACCTTTGCTAAGCAACCAAGCACCAGACTCTACACCCCATCGACTACCAAATGAGGGAGCACCATCCGTAGCGTGATCATACAACGCCCACACACCTTCATGACCCCAACGACAATGCTGAAAGCCATTCTGTACCACGTCACCGTAAAGGTCCAGCGTCAGCATAGGTGCTGGATAGTCGGTGCTGGTTCGCTTATGAGCCTCTAGGCCCACATCGTCCGAAACATCTATCACAGTAGCGCTGGCCGCAAGAGTCGCCCCAGGTGGAGCCGTGGACGCGGTCGTGTTCTTGAGGAACATCCCCCAGTTCTTCCTGGAGGTTCTTGAGTACGACTCTGGCGACAGCATTAAGCTGTACTCTTTCAACGCGTCGACGATGCCATTGAGGTCGCCCGACATCACTCGGTCACCCTTGGTGTACGTCTTAATCAGAGGTACTGGCGTTGAAGTCATTAGTATAGCAAGTTGGCGAAGCTGGCCGTGGGAAAGTTCTTGTAGACCGCCGAATTGACGCGGTCATATATCTCGTCGTATCCCGCACCACCAGACTTATCCTTACGCCAGAACTTGTTCCAGCCATCTTCCTTGTACTTCAACAGCATGGGCACCGTCCAGCCATCTGAGCCAGCCGTGGTCACGGTGCGACTGATTTCCTGCGGCACGAACAATAGCGTCTCCGCCGCGAAAACCTTACCTAACGGCACGCTGGTATATGACGCTGAGTTCACTTTACCTGGTAAGGTGAAGTAGTCTGCGTGAATAGATGACACGTTAAACAACGTACGCTTTATCGCCATCCCACGCAAAATTCTGACTGGGTTCTCGCCCTCTACCAGGGCTCTGCCAGTGGCGTTGGTCCACGTGAACCCTGTCACTGGCAGAGTCTGGTTTTCTACCGTCGGTACCAGTGCCTCACTATACAATTCGCCGGCATGCGGACCAGATGGATAGGTCTCAAGACTGCCAACTGATGCTACGTCGTAGTTGACAGAAACCAATGCGAACTCATAAACCAATTTGCCATCACTATCCAGAGTTGGTTGCCCGGCCTCTGGCTTGATAACTGCTTCTGCTCCTAACAGTCCACCAATACCATTAGGATATGCACGGTTGATCATATCCGCAGCAACAGCGAATCGATCAGCCCAAGCGCAGCGGACTACCACTTTGCCGGTATGCATTCCGTCAAAGCGTAGCTTCTCCTCTACGGAGCCGGCCATTTCACTTGCTGTCGGGTATGTGGGTGACCATCCAGCCATATCAACCTGTTCCTGCGGCTTCTCTTGCCGCTGCTATAGCTTCGTCTTGCTTACGCAATGCTTCGGCATGCTGCTCTTTCAGCAAAGTAGTTCTTTGCTCATGCAACTCCTTCTGTTGTTGCCGAGACTTTTCCATTGGGTCTTCACTAGATGCAGCAGTTTGAATGCGGTTGTAGGTTGCTTCCAATCCCTCAATCTTTGATTGGAAAGCAGGCTCACGCTCCGGTGCCATTTTAGCAGAGCGTTCTTCTGCTTTGGCAAACCGCTCTGCCATCTCTTCGCGTCTAGCTGACAGGCCCAAGAACTTTTCAAACGAGGACATCTCCTCAGCAGCAACTCTTTTGTTGCCTTCTAGCCGTTCAGTCTCTTCTCGTTTATCTATCTCGGCCTGCTCACGAGCCCACTTCTTATACTCTTCCTGTTCTTGACGGAAGTTATGAGCTTGAGCATCTTTAGCAAATTGCCGACGTGCTTGTTCCTCTTTGTTGTTCTGCTCTAGCTCACGATTGCGACTGGCAATACCCTTACCTTCACTAAGCCTTTCATCTTGGTCCCCACCACTAAAGTCTCCGCCTATAAATTCTAGCCCCTTACCAATCTCTTGGAAGCGACGAGTCCACGTACCTTGAGCGGCATAGCCTAGTTGGATTGCTCCTAGTTCCTTAATTGCCTTCTCAACTTCAGGAGGCATGCCAGAGTCGGTCAAACGATCAGCAGAGTTACCAGATTTTGCGGCCTTCTCTTTGGCTTCGTAGAACGACTCAGCAGTCTTAGATGCTTTGTCATATGCAGCAATGGTATCAGTGAGAGCGTTGTTGGTCTCATGGATTAGAGCAAGTCCGAGTTGAAGAGCAATGGTAAATGCACCAGCAGCAGCATTACCACCAGCAAATGCCTGTTGGATATTCAACTCATCAAATGCCTCACTTAGTGCAGAGCCAGCATCACGCAAGCCATGCAGGCTATTCATGAGGTTGGACGCTCCGCCCAATGCGCCAACGGCGTCCATTGTCGCGTCTATCCTGACCTCGTTCTCGCCCACTCTAAGTACTCCGCTTGTGTGCTGAAGGTGACGTTGCCATCCTCGTCGCTTAAACCATCGAGTAAGGTTTGGATAGCTTCAGGTGTTAGGTTGGACACCGCTTCCAAAGTATATGCTGGCCACCTGCGCATGACTGACAGGTAGGCTTCATCCCGGCTTACTCTCCGGGTGGTTGAGGGTTTACTCGAGGAGTTGTCTCCCTGTCAGGGTAGTTGATGCGCAGAAATTCGTCATTGAATATGTCAAGTTCTCTTTGCGTTGCGCTAGATACAGCGGCTAGTGCTGCATCCAATCCAATGCTCAGAGCAGTAGCGACAACCATGCCGAATCCTTCGCGTGACTTCATCATCCCTGATTTGGTCCATGACACTTCAACCGATTCACGGATTGCAGCACGAACCACTTTATCCCAGGTCTTGGACCCAACCAAATCATCTGGCACCGATCGCCTTGCGGCATTGATCATGCTAGATTGCACCCACTGGTCGAGCAGCACATGCTCTCTGTCAGTAAGTTGGTGAATTTCATGGTCGACACCGCCAAGTGTGACCTTACCCTTACGCTGTTGCGTAGTCATCCGCCTCTCCTAATTAGAACGGCCACCAGGTTGTTCCACCAGGCATCTTAATGACACCAGCAGTCGAGCCGTAGTAAGCGTTCATTCCAATGTTGATGGTCCTCTTGATAATTTCACCGGTCTCACGGTTGCATGTGATACCAGAGAATTCACCGACCATACCATAAGTAAGTTCCCAGAATTCGGTCGCTGAAGTATACAACTTCAACCCGATAGTATCACCGGTATCAAAAATGTCGGTGAGTCGTTCGTCGTCTTCTTGAACAATGCTGAGGTTCCAATCAATCGGCCCACCTTGCTGCCCAGTCCACAGACGACCATTCAGATAGGTGCTGCTATTGACGTATGACTTAACCGATGACGACAGAGTGAGTGATGCCGACACAACATTGGGCAGTGTGGCATATGACGCAAGAGCAGGAGTGGTTGCCCATTTGATGTAGCAACCAAGAATTTCTGGCAGGTTGGGAGCAACCACGTCTCCAGGATCAGCACCTAGTGCCTTGGTCAACTCAAGGCTGCCATCAAATTGGACGGTGTGTCCAATGATTGCCCCGTCTTTCCATGACCAGTCAATCTTGACTGACTTGACAATAGCATCACCAAGGTAACGCAAGCCATCGCCACTTACGTTGTTGGTTGGTGAGCCATAACCTTCGAAGCTGAACTGGCTACCTGGCATGATGCCAGTTGCCGGCTTTGCTCCATAAGCCATGTAGGAGCCGTTCCAGGAATTCACTCCACGACGGCGAGCAGTACCAAGCAAAGTATTGCTAGCTACAGCAGTTGGTTGTCGTTGCTGGTCGGCGATCGACCACTGACGCATTGTGTCAACGCCATTAACGCGGCAAAATTTTCCACCGTGTAATCCCACTTTGTAGCTCCTAGTTTAAGTCGTTGGGGCACTCTAACTCTGCAATTAAGTCTGCAGTGTTGAAGTGCATCTCCACTTCAATTGTGAAGGCGGTGGACCAGCCTTTAATGTTTCTATTTGCCTGTGGATCACTAAGTCCAGTAGCAACACCAATTACATTTACCCGCTTGACGTACCGTTGGTCTTTCCATTCAAGGGCTGATAATCGCCCCTTCCAACCCAACATAGCCACGAAGATTTGCCACTCTATGTTGGCCAGCTTCTCGTTATACCGAAAGTCACCACTGCTAACTAGTATCGAATACTGACGAGTAAATGAGGATGTGCTGCTAGTCGACATCATGTTAGCTGTCGCCGACTGCACTGCAATAGCAACCTCAGGTAAGTCAGATACCTGCACACTCTCTTTAGGTGGCACGTCACGGTTAGACACGGAGTCAAACCGAACTCGGTTCTGCTCTTTGACGTCTCGAACAAATTGAGGATGCGCTAGCAGCATATCCCAAAGAGTACTAAGGACTGCAGCAAATGGGTTATCCACCATTGGCCACCTCCTTCATTGCTTTGGTCATTACCGCACGCATCTGTGCTTTAGTAGCAGTGTCAGGTGGGACAATGATTTTGCGAACCGGCAATCTACCAGCACCAGACTGATGCCACATGGCGATTGAAGCCATGGTTGGTCCACCTTTGGTATGTGGATAACGCATGTCTGGACCAAATCCGATACGCACACCGAATGGTATATCTTGGCTAACCTTGCCTGGCTTCCTTGCAAACTCTGGCGAGAATGCTTGGAACATTTTGTCTGTTGCTCGTAGGATGAGCATCAACAAACCAAGCTTGGCTTTGCGAGCTAGCGTTACTGGTCGAAGTGGAGTCCAACCACCGTGTGACATTTTCTCCCAGCGTGCAGTTAAGAATCGGGCGATCAGCACATTCCACTCATGCATCGCTGCACGGATTGGGCCGTTGCCGGATAGGCGTAGGTCGGCCTCCAAGGTTTCTGTGAACTTGGTCAAGCCTTTCAGATTTACGCTTACATTGACCTTCATTTTACGACTAAGGGCGGGGTAAGGATTTGACTCCCCACCCCGCCCTTATATCCCCACAGAATGGCGAGCGTCCAGTGCGTTACTTATGCCAAAGCAGTTGGCATCGTATACAGGCCGGTCACATTGCCGGTGCGAAGACCTTTAACAATGACAGCCGGTTGAGTACAGAGGAACAGCGGCGAAGAGCAGCAATGCAACTCAATGCCCATATCGAAATCCATGGGCTTCTGCTTCACATACATCGGTTTCCCGATGGTGTTGACAGTCTCCATGAACGGAGCCGGTGAGAATGACCCGAGGAACAAATCCGAAACACCCTTCGGGAAGAACCGAGCTTCATCAGTCGGAAAGAACGGCGTTCCAGCCGTCATGTAGCCTCGGTAGTTTTCCCACACAATGCCACCGAACAAGAAACCTTTACGCTTCTTGTTGACACCACCGATTGGGTAGACTTCCTCTTCGGTGAAACCACTGCCGACTTGGTATGCCTTGAAAGCATCCTTCACATCGGCGTGAGCAACCAGGTTCTTAAAGAACTGATTGCCGCACATAGCATGAATGCCATTGTAGCTCTTGCCACCGAGCGCATCCTCGATGATCATTTCGATCGACAAGCATTTGTCGAGGATGTTGAGTGTTGACGACGAGAAGTCGAAGCTGACTTGACTTTGCGTAATGCCGTACTCCGAGTACCAGTCGTATAAACTGGTTGAACCATCGGCGTCGTACGTCACACCAAGCAAGCCACCGACACGATGATACTCGTGTGTTGCTTCCATGTTGGCTTTGAGCCGAGTCAACTTGTCGTTGACCACTTGGGCAACACCGGCCGTCTCATCTTCACTGCCGAACTTGCGCACGCCCTGGACCTCATCGGCCATGATCGTGTCATTTTCCGGCAGGAACAAGGCTGGGAACGACCGCAATTTGCGACCTTCCGTCGACTGAACTCGGGGCATTGAACCACGAGCGGCAGTCTGCACCAAGGAGAGCTTTCCGTTCTTCTCTTCGATTTGAACGGTTAGATCCTTCGTGCCCTTCTCGGTGTACAAACCCATCTCACCGAGGCGGGATGGCTTGTACGGCAATTTTTCCAAAGCGAGCGTCAACGACACAAGGCCGTATGCGTCGCTCTTGAATACGTCAAGCATACCCATTTTCGGTCAGCTCCTTAGTTCTCTCGTCACCCGCCAGGGTTGTGTGTGGTCAGGTTAATTAGGTCTGGGTTCGCGTCGGTGACAGTTCGCGCTGAGCGATGATCGGGGGCGACAGTGCGGCAAGCGCAGTGGCGATGGTTGCAGGAACCAAAGTTGCAGCGTTGACGTCGAGCACCGGAAGAGCATCTTGGTCGATCAGCGCTGGACCACGAACCAAGATCAGATAGCGATCAACGGTCGTTGCAGCAGCAGCAACCGACGGCATCGGCTTGTCATGAGCAAAGATGCCTGTGGTATTGGCTTCATCGGTTGTTAGAACAAAGTTCCACACCGTGGAAATCTTCTTCATCGGTTGGCCGAGAAGTCGCGCAGCAAGCAGATTCGAGCTGCCGCTGTTCTTGATCACCGCTTCGACGTAGTTGTACCCTCGGTGCCACTCGGCACGGATGAGGTCACCCAGTGCATAGCCAGCGGCGAGGGTCTTCGTGATTCCTCTTGCCATTTCGCTCTCCAGTTAGTATATTAAAGAATTCTTCTGATGACTGTATCGTACCCGTAGCTTAGTGGTTTGGTTCACCACGAGCACGACGATCAGCATCAGCATGTAATGGGTTGACCCCACCGTGTTGGCCATTGCTGAGTTCCAGCACTTGAGCGTCGACGGCTTGAGGACCAGTCCCACTCTTGGTCTTCAGCACAGGTCCGTTTGCTTCTAGCAGAGTGACCTGTGCGTTGAAACCATCATCATGCCGGTGCGACAATGCAACTGCTTGACCGTCAACAAACCGGTCCATCAGCATCTTGCGCCCAGCACCAGTCACAATGCCACGCTTAAATAGGGAGTCGACCGTTGCAGAACGAGCATGTTTGAGCGTCTCAAGCAGATTGGCTGGCATGGCCAATTCCAACTCTGGTTCGTCGTCAATTTCATTGACCAAATCTTGCAGTGACAACGTTAGCGACGGCTCCGGTGGTTGTTTCACTCGCTCGTCCAATTCAAGAGCAAGTTCCGCTTGTTCGATCGCTGCATCAACGTGCAACTCATTGAGCCGATGCTCGAGCTTCCGCACTTGTTTTTTGGACAAAGACAGAATAACTTCCTGTGGCAACAGGTCAGTTAACGACATTGCCATCGGCGGTCGAGCAGGTGCCATCGGACGAGGCATCGGAGGAGGTGCAGCAGGCATGCCAGGCGGAGCAGCAGGTGGAGCCGCCATTGCTCGTGCTTTCATTTGCGTGACTTGTTGCAGCACCATGGTCAGCAACTGGCCCTCATCGGTAATCGACGGATCAACACCAAGTGCGTCAGCAACCGACCGCACGGTCACAGCAGCAGGTGCTGGAGGGCCAGCCGGCTTTGCAGCTGGTGGACCAGCAGGAGGTGCACCAGGAGGAGCAGGAACAGCACCAGGCTTCGGCGGAAACTCCAGTGACAGGACGTCCATTGCGTCCAAGTCGCCAATCCGTACTGCCGAGTCCAACACCAGGTGACTCATGGCAATTTCGTCGGTCAGCCCAAGCTCAACACCTGTGCGTTGCTTGTAGTTGGTGCGTAGCTTTTCAATAATCGGATTGGCCACTGTCGGCTCCTGTTCCTGTTGTGAAGTGTGTTGGTGACCATCGAACGCAAGAGCGATGGCTTGAGTGAATGGCTCCAACCCAGGAATAACTGGGTAGTCGGTGACGCAGATGTGCTCAATCGCCGATTTGAATACTTTGCCGGTACCGGTCGGGACTTCCTTAGGCACAAAGATAGAACAACCGCTGTCCTTCAACTTTGCAGCTTCAGCGTCACGGAATTTGATCTTGGCATAGAGAGCATTGACACCCTCTTTGTTTGGTCGCGACACCAGCTTGAGCACATCACCACGCCTCCGCTCTGGGTCTTTGGTGTGCTCCAATGGCACTGGTACCTTCACACCAATTTGGCTCATCTCAAGGAATGAGTTAGCCCAATGATCGAAGTGTCTTTTGCGCAATTTGACGTCCTGCTCACCCTTCTTGAAGTCACCTTCGCGCGCAACTTCTTTCCAGAAGGTGAGTGGGTCTTTGGTATCTCGCACGTCCAAGTGGTCGGCAATGGACATTGACAAGATCAGAGTGTCTTCGAACTCGTCGTCGTGTTCGACGAGGGAGAGCTTGGTGCCACCACCAGCCGTCTTTTCGTGCATGGCTGACTTCTTATAATGATACGCAGCTTTGTCACTCGCGTCTGCTCGAATGTTCATTGGTAGACTGGCATTAGTCTCCGTATGGCGATGAGCCTCAGCAGCTTTTTTGTGGTAGTATGCAGCAACAGAGTGAGAAGCTTTGTTGGACGCAAACGCAGAAGCTGCATCAGCACCTTCACTTAGGTCCTTTGCTTTTGCGTAGTGCTTTTCCATCCTAGCGTTGAACTCGGCCTTGTTTATTTCAGCAGCTTTTTCGTTGTGGGCTTTGATCTTCTCATGATCGTCCTTCCAAGCTTGTTCATTCTTGACGAACTTCCCACCCTGCTTTGTGCCCTTGCTACCACGCTTGTGCTTGGACTCATCCCAAGCCAACTCGAGTGCTTTGAACAAACCAGCTGATGTTAATTTCTTGGACTCGTAGTTAGCCAGGTCCTTATGTTTCGCGACCATCACTTCATGTTTTGATGCTTTAGTATAGCTCCCAATAGCGCGATACGCTTTAGCCGCTGATTTGTGTAAGTCAGCGGCTGCTAGGTGCGATTCTGGACTAGTAGCGTTGGTGGTCGCTGAAAACGCCTTGCTTGATAGCTCTTCGTTGTCAAAACCGCCATCACGAGTAGGCTTTCCAGAAGTAGTAAACTTCTGACCCATAGTGCTGGTGAATTGACCTCCACCTTTACTGCCCCTCTCAACGCGCTTGTGCTTGGACTCATCCCAAGCCAACTCGAGTGCTTTGAACAAACCAGCTGATGTTAATTTCTTGGACATGTCGTTATCGTACCTATACTAGCTTATTCTGGTCCGATCACTTTATCGATTGGCAGTCATGCTTCCTTCTTTTTGTACGGAATGCTCTTACCCGTCGTCGTTGATATGGAGGTTGAAATCGGTAGAAATAATTTTTTGTGTATCGCTTTTGCTTGATCACAAGGATGCTTGCTCCCGTCAAGTGAGAATTCCACCACACCCAGGTCTTTGCCGAAGTTCTTCTTGAAGCCTTTGTCTGGCTTCGGCACTTCACCATTGATCTTACCAGGCAAAACTTCTTTGGCCTTCTTGTACAGCGTCTGGATGTGACAACCGCAGTTCCATCCATTCGGTGGCCAATACTTCCGCCAGAACAAAGCATTCTTAGGCAGAGTCGTTCCGTCTAATGGCACATGCTCATCACGCTTAGTTGCTCGCTCAATCTGAAGATAGCGATAACCCCATACCTTTGGGTCTTTCTGGTCCTGCTCCCACCGTCCAGCGTAGTATGCTGCAGACGATTCTGTGCGGTAGATAGTCTCAAGCTTGCCACGAGAAATCGGGCCAATGCCAAGTTGATCTAAGATCTTGTCCAACACCTTCAATGCTTTAGGCAGAGGTGTCTTGTCCGTTATCAATGACGCAATGACAGCACGAGTTCTTGCATCAACTCCTGCACCCATGTGTCGCATGGAATCGTAGACTCGCCGTGCATATCCGCGTTGTGCTTTGGTCAGGTCAGTGCCGACTCCAGTAGCACGCACTTCCTTCATCACCTCACTGAACCAATCTAGGGAAAGAGACTGGGATAGTACGTCCTCTATTTTCTTGTACGTTTTTGGCATAGCCTCGCTAAGTTTAAACCCATTAGACACGTATCCAGCACCGTGTAGGTCAGCGAATACATGCGCAAAAGCTTCTGCCGGTGAACTAAACGCGTATTCCCAAGACTTATACTTATCTTCCCAAGATGGTCCTGGTTTTTTAAGCATAGCTGTCTTTTTGTCGGCCGCCAACTCTTTGCGAAGAGAGTCAGACCAATACTTATTCCTAGTATCAAAAGTTCGTTCCGTTATTTTAACCTTTGATACCATTGAATGATCTAAAGCATGCCCTATCTCATGTATCAAATCGTCCTTGTCAGTTACCTTACTATATGCTATCACTCCTTGGAACTTCAAATACGCCGCTCCTCCATGTGCTTTGACATCACTACGCTCACTCAACGCAAAACGCACCCCCGCCTTGGTTAGTAATTTTATAAACCGCTTTGGAATTTCATCTAGCGCTTTATTTATAAATGAATCACTTTTACTGACAAATTGTCCGCCACCTTCACCACCAGGATCACGAGGATGCTTACTCTCGTCCCACGCCAGCGACAGTCCATTTACTTCTTTAGAGTCACTCTTCGACCGGCTCATGCCAATCATTTTGGCAACAGCCATTGTGCGAGCAAGTGACGGAACCAACTCATGCAACAGAATAGATCGGACTGCGCCAGCTTTAGGTGGATGCCCTTGTTGCAATGCTCGCCGCAGTCTTGCTCGAATACCAGCTAAGATACGGGACGCGTCCCTGAGTCCTGCCTCTGCGACTCGATTAACGTCTGTTTGGTATCGTTCGACTCCCTCACCACTGCGTCCCACACTCTGTCCAGGAGTTCCTCGTCCGAAGCTGAGAGCTGTGGTGGCTGCTCCACTTTCTTGCTTCCGTTTTTCTTTGACATATGTCGCCAATACCTTTCGTGATTGTGAGCCTTTAGTTAGATCGAACACTAAGGGCACATCTCCACCATAACGTTTCCAGTATTCGCGCCCTTCCTTGGTCTTCATAAGGTCGCTGATTCTATTAGCTTTCAAACCAGCTTTTTCAACGCCATCTTTATAGTAATCTGGCAGCGCTTTGTCGTATCCAAGTCGTGGCCATGTATAGTAACCATTCATCTTGCTGCCATAGTGGCCAGCAGCATCAGTCCATATAGCCTTGAAACCGATTTGACTAGCTGATTGCACCTGGTAGGCAAATACCTTGGTACCAAGACCAGACCTTGTAGTATTAGTTTCAAAATAGTGATTATCTACATGATCTTTGTATAAAAAGCGCTCCGCACCATAACCTAACGTTTTATGCGCGACCAATACTCTTAGTACACCATGACCGCTCTTTGATACTACCACCTTAGCCCCTGGTAAAGCGCCAGCGCATTTAGCCGCTTGTTCTAAGGTTAATTTTTTGCCCGCCTCTTCATTATATTTGTCTAGTATTTCCTGTGCTTTATTTTGATCGTAGTTTGTTGGTTCAAGAGGTACATCTACTCCAAACTTATAACTACTAGTAAACTCACCACCTCGACTGTCACCAGCTGGTGCGCGAGGATGATCGCTCTCTACAAATGTGCTCACGACCAACCTCCTAGTTCTTCGTCAGGTGCCGACAGATCAATGTAGAGTAGGTTGGCATTGCTGACTACAACAGTGGCAGGATCAGGGAAGCAGACATTACTCGGTCCACCATCAATTGGCACGACTGCATCACTTCGCAAAGTGACACCAAGCAATGCAACTCTACGACCGAGCACATTCAGCACGAACGTTTCATACTGTTTGCGATGCCAACCTAAGGCATGCATCGCGTTGCCTTTTGAGTCTGTGTCGGTCACACCACGAGACTCATACAGCAGCACACCAGCAAGTGAGGCACAATAACGCACCAGGACCGGCGGCAGGTCTGAATCGTCATCAAGTGGAAACTGATACTGACTGTCTGCAAGCCGAGAATCAAACTCGGAAGATGCTTGTTCGATCGCCCAGTCTTGCCGAGCAACAATATCAGCATCAACATTGTTGTTGTTGAGGTCGGCCCATTGGCGAACATTGGAGCGGCCAAAGACTAGGTAAACATCATCAATTGTGCAGTAGTTCATTTCACAATCTCAATATCTAGTATTCGTTGCTTACCGTTCTTAGTTATATTCGTGACTTTTAATTTTTGTCCACGTGGTAACAAGAACTCATTGGCATTGTCGTGATAAATAGCATCTAGATATGCTGCATTGCTACCTTTAGGCAACTTGATTCGCATCAAATCACCATTTAGTTTTTTGCCTTCTGCTTCAGCAACATTCCGTTCAGTGCTAGTGGACATGTATGACTTCCACTCAAAGTCATCACCCTTCTTCACTGACCCACCATTGCCGTTAAAGTGCTTTATCCTGTCTGGTGAGCCATGGTATACTACTGTGTCTTCATCCAAAACTGACTTAGCAATCAAAGAATCAAGGTGTTTAATGGCTTTCTTCTCTGCAACACCTACTGTGTTATATCTCAAAGAGTTGTTGATCTTCGCCGAATCCAACAATTTATTCTTCGCAGCATAATCCCAACTAGCTTTATATTCTTCTAAAGCTTTGCGCTCCTCTTTAGTTAAAGAATTAGCCCACTCTGAAGCTTTACCAGAGTAATACTCATGCGCTGCTTCTTTACTTACAAACTGCCCGCCACCTTCACCACCAGGATCACGTGGGTGTTTGCTCTCATCAAATGCTAATGCTACTCCCTCGTCCGTCATCCATTCAGCCAACTTCATCACTGGCACTTCAACCACTTTGGCTGGGTCTCGACCGTCATAAGCTTTGCTGTATGCCTTAACAGCTTTCTTCTTTGACTTGAACCCAAGCATCACTTTGTGCTCATCGAATTGACCATCCTTGTTATTCTGATAAACAACATAAGCCATATCAGCATTCTTATGCTTGCCAACAAAGCAGTCTAGATGGTCACCGTCTTCGCCCTCGGTGTTGCGGATGTATCCGTAATGTGCAGGCAACTTCGGCCACTCAGGTTTGCGCTTCTCACCTTTTGGCGTCTCGATTGAAATGTCCAGGCCGTGCATCCGCAATTTGCCCTTGCGATAATTACCGGCTTCTCGTTGCTTGTCAGATGGGTCAGTCTCAGCATCATAGGCATCATCATCCCAAGCCATCTTCAGCACTTCACCAGGCTGTCGCTTGAGCAACGCAGACAAGTCTTCTGGACCGGTTCCACCAACCGTATATGAGAACGTGTTGACATTAAACAAGTTCCATGAACCGTCCGGATTGACATTGACACTGATGCCAGGCCAATCAGGATGCTCATAAGTTGCCATCTCTTTGGCGACCCCCTCAGCACCACTACCAACATGCAGTCGACCCTTGAGTTGGAAGTTACCGACTGAAGTAAGGGCATCCTCAGTCGGCGTATTGTATAACTTCCGACCGTCAGACTTGTGTGCGACTGCTGCTGCTTTTGCCCCCTCGTCATTGCTGGGCAGTTTGGCATACCCTGCGTTCCGCTTCTTTGCTGCAGCATCTTGCATTGCAGCATGACGCTTGAAAAACTCGGACTTTTGGTCTGATTCCGGTGTCTTAGCCTTCTTTCGCTTCGTGATGTTCTTCTCTGCTTCCCACTCACCACCATCAGAAGAGCCTGCATCGACTCGCGGTTGAGATTGCCAATCCATTGCAATCTCATCAATCGGCGTGAACGTCGGAGCTTGGTCGTAGTTGAGCAGGTCTGGCTGCTCAAAACCGGCGGGCAGACCATAGTCTGCATCAGCATACTGTGCTACTGGAGCAGCTGCTTCTGGAATGTTGAGCCGATCACGCACTTGATGAATGTCGACTTCAGCAACCTCTCGTTGCAACGCGGCTGGGTCAGACAGCAACAGTGTATACAACTCGCGGAACATCACCTTATCCGCATCCGCAAGTCGCGTAGGTTTAATGCGGACTGACCCGATTGCTTCTGGTCCATAATTCTTTGTCAACACCCAGTCAACAATCTTTGGGTTGTAGTGCTCGGACACCAGCAAAGCATGCCGAGCTTCCATGTTGTTAACAGCCATGTCGGCATGCGCTTCAGCTTCAGCTTTGGTGCCAAATTGCCCTTCGAGAACTGCACGCTCAGGAAAGCCGAATGCACGGACTTTCAGCACATCCAGGTACTTCTGCCGATCGGTGAATGGTTGCTGGCCTTTGCCTTGGTCGCTTAGCAACTCAATCTTCCATTGCGACGACTCATCATTGGCTTGTTGAGCACTGAGAGTGTCGAGTGATTGGATAACCGACCGAGGAACAATCATGCCACCAACAGCTTCAGCATTAAGCAACAAGCGACGAGCAATGACAGCATTGTCCAGTGTCTCACTATCCATCTTGGATGTGCCAAGAGGATAGTAGATCACCCAGTGAGTGCCTGACACCTTGGCATCATACTTGCGGGAGTTCTTTGCTACTTGCTCATCCGCGTCGTAAGTCTTCTCTAATGCCTTAAGTGTGCTCTCACCATACCAATCCGTACCTTCAACATCTTGGCTGACAACAATGCACTCACCTTCAAGCAAATATACAAAGCCATTCCGTTGGCCATACATTGCATTCTGCTTCAGGCCGAAGAATGAGCCATCCGCTGCATCAACGAGGATGGTAGTAATATCTTGCAGAAGAGGCTTGAGAACTGGCCACGTAAATCCGTCTGGTGACTGATCAGCAACCAACTCATAGGGCTGCCAACCGTAGTCACACATTCCGCACAACGATGTCTTCATGAGTGGGAGCTTGAGTCGCTCCATCACTTCTTTGATCAGCTCGCGAGCACCAGCCGGAGCAGACTCCGTTTCTTCGTACTCCCACTCTGCCATAAGCAGAGGGGCCATTGCCATTTCGCGAACCATCTTCACAGTCGGATCGCGACGGATTTCCCTCGCCTTACGATACGACGTAACGCCATGACCAGGGCGTTGAGTAAGATCACCATCAGTTGGAGATGGCGTGGTGAAGACTTGAGGTGCAGTAAGTGTACCGTCGCTTCCTCGGACTGCTAATGCAGGAGGAGCCAGACCAGTGACGTACTGTATTTGATTAGCCCGCTGGTCGAACACTGTCGTCGAAGTATCCATGCGGCTATCGTACCCGCAAGAAGCTATGGCATGTCAGCGGTCGCCTTACCCAATGATACCTCGGCCTTAGCCTCATCCTCTGGAGCCTTTGTTTTGTAAGCCTGCCATTGAAGCAGATTGGTGTCTGCTTTCTCGCTCAATGACTTGACCTGCTGATAGGACGGCGTCTCGTCATATACTTGTTTAACTTGTGCCCTGGTATCTGCAATCTGTACAGCGTTGTAGAGACCAACTAGTGTCGATGCCAATCCTATCACCATATTGATGATATTCTTCTGCCTCTCATTGCGGCCAGCTTCCTGTACTTTGGCTAGCTCTACTTGGAGTTTGGCTAACTCTACCTCATTGGCGTCGTTCGGCATTAGCTGTAAACTCCTGGTACTTCGGGTGGTGTGCTATTTACCACAACCTTGAGTGGGAACAAAGCATGAATGAGATAACCGAGAGCATCAGTAATGTGACCGACGTCATCATGATCATCAGGCTCAGTTGTTCCAGGCTCATAGCTACGAACTACCAAATCTTTAATTGTGTTGCGACAACGCGGATGCACTTTGTATCGGTGTTGTCCTGCTGCATTCTTGAACATTGCATTGCAGGACGCAAATCGGTCGTGACGAGGTGGATTCGAATCCGGATACATCACTCGGCTATTGATGAAGCCTTCAAAGTTTCGAATTTGAATATAGTCCGAAGTGCTAGCAGCAGTCTTGCGAGCTTTGCCGGTCGCATCACCAAAGAAATACATGCCTGCTTTGTGATTGCCATATCGCTTCTTGGTTTCATTCAATGCGGCTTCGGTGTTGGTGCTCCTCATCCACAGTTCATCGAACTGATATAACTCGCCACCGTGATTCTGACAGAACACCCACGCCATAGGATCGACGTTAAAGTCGGAACCAATAAGCAGTGGCAGGTCTGGGTTGTACGACACTCGGTCATCCACATTCAGCACATCGCTGAACGCATAGAACACTGAGCCACCAACCGTCTCCCAGGAAGCATTATATTGCTCGTTGTAGTCTTTGTCGTCAAGTTGTCGACGAGCAGACTCAACCTCAGATGCTGGCAGAATATCGGATGACGGCCACGAGTAGGACTCAATTTCTGGGTCTTCACCAGTGAGACCACGTTCCCAGAATGCTTTGAACTCCTGCGCACCAGGGCCAGTTCGCTTCGGCACACCGATGCGGTCACACCAACCACTCCGATCGGACAACGCTGGACGGATAGTCTTATCAAACGTCCCAGGCCGCTGATCGCATGATTCATCTACAACACCACCATCCCAACCAACACCTTCAGCACGGGCCGGCTTATCTAAGCCGAGCACCCATAGCTTGCTGCCAAAGACAGTCTCAATGCTCAACTCACTCTCACTGATGCCGTTCTTAGCAACCCAGTGAGGTGGAACAAGCAACTTAAGAGCAGGCCAAGCAACACGCTTAGCTTGGTCACGTGTTGGCAAGGCATAGAAATAGAGTGGATCGGGCCAGTCTTTTTGCACTGGCAACCAACGGACGACACGTCTCCGAGACAGCTCAGTTTTACCTGATCGTCTCCCAGCAGCCACTGCTCGAAAACGTGCTCTACTGCGCCAGCATTTAGATTGCTGTGGATGAAAGCGTAGAGGCTTCCATGCCTCAGTCAGTTCGATGGCCATGTGGCATCACCCTTTTCTCAGCATTGCAGCGAATGGTTTCAGCGTTGAAATACCGCTCCATTTGCTCTATCCGGCCCTCAAGTATGCCACACCTTCGTTCGCAATCCATATGAGCGTTGTTAGTGTTCTTCTCTGCTTCTTCTAAGACTGCAACTCTTTCAGTTAGATGAGTTATCAGGCTGTTTTGAACTAATAGAGTTTGATTATTCTCATTGATTTTTATATCAGAGGTAGCTTTACGCATAGCTACAAACGCAGTTATTCCTCCACCTAACATAGCCCCTGCCGCTGTGCAAGCAGCACCTACTGTAGTTAGGGAGAGGTCTTCCATGTTATAACTTCCTACACTCCGACGCCGACCCGCCGCAAGGGGTTGAAGCTTGCGACGGGCCGAACGCGGCGGATGAACCTAGAACCCAGCGCATGCCCCATTGGCACAGGCTGAGCCACGAACTTGTCCACGGTTATTGCTCCCGGAGCGTCGAGCTTGACGTCGCTCAACTCCAGCAACGCGGCGGAACAAGCCGGCTCCACACGCTGCTTCACACCGAGGCTGTGATGCCAATGCAAGAGACACCACCACCAGGACGATCATTAGATACTTCACGATCACCTCCTCTCTTGGGTTACAAACACTTAAGCATTGCTTGGCAATCCGACACGCGGAATCACCATATCTTCACCAGCGCCAAAACTATTGGCCACTAGCTTAATGTCAGGTCGGCCGTTGTCAGTGTATGAGTCCAGGTCCGCATAACCTAGTGCACCACTCGATGTGATGATGCCGGCAATTGTGCAGCGCTCGTGACCAATACGGTTGTAACCGCTAGCAACCGGTAGTGGTACACAAAGAGCAGCCATCTTATGAGCAATGCTACGAGCAGGCACCTCATTGAATTCAGTGCATCGCTTCATGGCAGCATTTGCACGACTACTCGCCAGATATTGACGACCGTTGCGAATGGCCGACATATTAGCACTTGATCGCTCCGACCCACTCATGGTCGGCTTTTCCATCGGCCAGAACTCTTCGGTTGCAACACCCTCTTTGACAACTTGGGCACAAGCCTCTCCACCCCACCCACCATTGTTGCTGAAGTTCTTCACAATGCAAGCAACACTGTAGGGTGACAACCGGTGGAACGGTTCACCATTGAGCAACCGTTGAATCATGATTGCGTGGATGACCGCATAGCACCAGCAGTAATTGGTTGGATTCTGATTCAATCCACACCACACACCGGCCTCGAACGACTTCTGCAAGATGGTTGGAATGTCTTGCCCCTTGGCTTCCAACTCTTTGAACCGCTCCCGCCACACCTTCTCATCAGGATATTGATCAAGCAGTGCTTGAGGCAGAGCAACTGCACCTACACCAGAACCAAGAGGGTCCTTTTCGTAGTCGCGTGGTGTGTAGCCAGACAACGATACTGGTCGGCCATCCTCATCATCATACATCGGCATGGCGTAAGGTTGCCAACTGCTCTCGTCCATCACCTGGAGACGTAGAGCAATTTCACTTACATATTGTTTCGCTGGCATAACTCAGTTTCCCCCGTACTTCTTAAAGAAGCTTAATGCATCCGCTGACTTAGGAGGATAGACGCCTTTAACCACCACGACGCCGGAAGGGTCCCCAATTGCCGTATGTGGTACTTGGTACTTGCCGTCCTCCGACATTGGTAGCTGGGCGGGCAGTGCTGCTCGTAGGTCTTGCCACGGCTTTGGCAACTGGGACAGACTCACGTCCTCGTCGAACGTCCGTCGTTCCGGAGTCTTGCCGTCCGGCCCCTTCAGGCACTTTTGTGCTAGGTAGTCCAACACTTCCTTCGAGTTCAGCGAATCGTTGTACTCCTTCGGCAGAGGAGTGTCGCTCTCCCAAATCGTTAGCACCCGCATCCCCGCCATCGGAGACACGGGTGGCTGAGGGTTTACTGGGCCTGGTTGAACTACTGGTGGCGGATTATTGCCAACCAGTACCTCAAAGTCGACCCGAGTATGCTCGTCCTTAAGACTGGCAATGGCAACAAACTTGTATCTTCCCTCTGCCATGCCTCGCGTGTCAAGCAAGAATGTGCGAGGGTCTTTGAGAACAGCAGACGGTATTGGTTCGATGCCGGACAAACCGACATATGTGATTGTCACCGCCTCAGTACGAGGCGACAACATCACATATTGGCCAGACGGTCGCACCTCGGGAGGAATGTCAACCTTCGGTGGCTCAGCAAATGCTGTAGCCGAAAGCAGACACAATAAAAGTAGGAAACGTTTCATCCGCCGATCCCTCCCAAGGTGGTTGTTGATGCCAAAACAATTAGACAGTCTTGATCTTGAGCAGAGCAAGAATAATTTGCATCAAGACCGGGTTGTTGAGCAACTGAGTAATGAGGTCCATAAACGGACCTTTGTTGCCGTCGCCGAGGCCAGCAGCACCACAGCAGTCAGCAAGTTCTGGGCATTCAACCACAGCTTGCTCGTAGGTGCAACCATCATCGCTAGCAGCCAACCCAAGCATGGCCGCGGCCAGCATGAACTCGTTGATGCCAGCCTGGACGTGTCCGGTAAATTCTGGAGCACGAGGTCCGAATTCCAACACCTTGTTGGCAATGGCTAGCGCAGCTTGAGCACGCTCTTTGATTGTAGTGAGATTGATCATCCGTTCATCCGTCCTATCTCGGCGGTGGGTCAAGTAGTGCGACAAGTCGAACCGCCTTCGACGTATCGTTTCCAGAATGCGTAATAGTGGTTTTGAGCAGGTACTCTGCATGGGGTGACAAGTCTTCAGTGTCTGCCGGTGCAACAACAGCTTCAAAATATACGACACCAGCACCATAAGTTGCTGTGTCGTCGAAAGAAGTCATGCTGCCGGATGCAATCTCAGAACGAGTTTCAGCATCCAACAATGACCATACTGCTGTTGCTCCAGTGAGCGGATCACCAGTGCGACCCGAAACTGCATTGCGCGCAGAGAACGGAAGAGAGTCACCAATTACTAAATAGCCTGCTGCAGACATGAGGCTATCGTACCTAGCAGCAGTACAACAATTCTAAAGTGACAGCTGGTATCTCTACAGAGAGAGTAGCAAGAGGCCGTTCAACAGCAAGAGTGAAACAAGCCTTGTCAGATACTAAAGGGGTTGAGGCTGGTGCTGACCACCAGCCCATCACGCCACGAAGATAGTCAAAGAAACCAGCCATTAGTTATTACCAATGATTTGTGTTTTGCGCCCTGGACTCATACTCCAGCGAAAATTAGTAGCGTCGTGGCCGCATTAGCCGGTTGTCCATGCGGTAAGTGCTGCTGCCCCCACCTCCAGGCCCTTCCTCGGCCCCAATCGTTCGCGTCGGGTAATCCGTCAGCAATTGGGCCAGCGTCCGCCCCGATGTCGCGTATTCGATTCGCCCGTGGTCGCAGACGCCTTGGTTGATCGAATAAAAAAGTGCAGCATTAGTTGGCAAGGTAACAATAGACGGATCGGCCATCTGATCCGCTGCCGTGCCAGAAAAAGCTTCGTCACTCAATCGCAACACGACTTCTGGCGTTGCCCAGTTTATAAGGTCCGTGGAGTGCGAATGCAGGAGCAACGAAGGCCCGAATCCACTAGCCGATCCGTGATACCAAATGTCGTATCGCGCCGTACTTCCAATGGCGTTCACTCGCACTTTTCCGTTTGAAAATCCACCGCCCGGATTGATTGCTAGGGTCGTTAGCGGATTACTCCCATAAGCCGTCCAGTTGCCGATTGCGGCAGCGAGCGTCGTCTGCGTTGATGTCAACAAACCAAGTTGATATTGCGCGCCGCTGTACGCCTCAACCGTGCATTTCCAGTAGCCGTCGTTCGTGTCCTTGAAGAAGCACGGCCCCCACAATTGAGTTGCGGCCCAAGCCTGGCTGATTGAGGAAATCGAAATCCCTGCGTCAGCCGCTGAACCCCACGTTACTCCGTTGTTGGCAGACGTTATGTAGCGGACTTTCGTGTTGGCAGTATCTATGTAGAACCAATAGAGAATGCCGCCGTCTTCAACGAAGAAATTTCCGTGAGCTGGCGTAACTCGCGGGTTTGTGCCTGGATCGCTCCACGTTCCAAGTCCACCATCGCTGGCTGTGAGCAAGCCGATTTCTTCACTGCAATCGCTGTAGCGGTCGCCAATAGCCATTAGCTGATGCGTGGCGTCCACGTAGTGAACCGCTGGCTCGATTGGCCCGGCCGTGCTGCCCCCCGACCACGCTGGGGGCGACACAAGTACGCCACCTTTCGTCCAGCGGTCGTGCTGCACTCGCCCCGCTCCGTGCTTGATCCGGTCGCGGTCGGCAATGATTTCTCCCGGCGAGGCTTGGTGATCGAGGACCGTGATCTGGTCAAACGCCGCCTTGAAGTTGTACTGCGGAGTGGTGCTGTACTCGCTCAATCCGGCGTCGAATTGGTGGAGTGCCCCGATCGACATTTCATTCGTGGCCGACACACCGTTAAACAGGCCAACGCTGCCATTGCCGCCTGTGGTTTGGCAAATGTCCAAAACACCATCTATCCAAACCTCTCGCTGCGAGACGTTCCAGGTGTAGCAGAAGTGGTGCCACTGTCCGGCTGGCCAATTCGTTTTGATGCCGCTAGTCGTAACGCCAGTGCCGCCAACAGACGTGAACAGATTCCATTTGCTGCTGGCGAAATAAATCTCCAACATGTTGCCTGTACCGCCTCCCGTGGCGTTAGCCTTCATGCCGAGTAACATCGCGTTGGTCGCGATAGGGGAGTTGTAGTTGCGGAACCAGAACATGATCGCGCCGCTGGCTGGCGTGTTGTTCTTGAATCCTGGCAGCTTTATGCCCTGGTTGGTGCCGTTCAGTTTGACGCAGTAGTCGCCGCTGAAGCCACCATTCCAGGCGTCAAGATTCTCGATGCGGATGGCGTCGGCAAGTACGAAGCCGTTGGCGTTGTCAGTCAGAGTAACTTTGAGGGTGCCGCTGAGAATCGCCACCGAGGCAGAAAGCGTTTCCCATGTCCCGTTGTTGGCTGTCAGGTCATTCGGGGCGTTTACTTGATTGATAGCGATGGTGGTTTTGAGCGTAGCATTGTCGTACACCTTATACGGTGCATTAGTCGCCCGGTTCGCTGCCTCCTTCCACGTCGCCATCACCTTGTAGTTTCCAGGCGGTAGATTGCTGAACGTCCATGTTGCTACATCACTTCCAGCACCGGATGCGGAATAATGTTCAGCAATTCCGTAGCCTTCGACCGACACTACATCGCGAGTCCAGCCGGCCCCCGTGAGGGCGAATCGAGCCGCGTCTTCGTTGTCGCAAATATCGACGTAGCCAGAATCCTGAGCTTCCCATGTGGGAGTTGAGCCAGTGCCGCCAGTGCCCAAGACAGCCGCCGCAGTACCGGCACTAGCCTCGGCCAGCGTCGAACCCGTGTTGTCGTCTAGCAGGTACTTCGCCGATACTCCGCTGGCGATGGTGGTCCGCGTTAGTGTGTTGGCTCGTGAACCGAGCGAGGTGGTTTGAGCGGCGTTTCCGTAATAGACATAGATAGCCTTCGTCGCCCCAATGGCTAGCGAGGGGATCGTTACAACGATCGTGCCCGTGGAGCTTCCGGGCAGGTACGACTTGAGCCAGAAGTTTAAGAGCGTGGTACCGTCAGTGTCGGTGACGAGGATGTCCGATCCGTCTGCATTGGCAGCAGCGATCAGAGCGGCGTAGGCGGACGCGGATAGGTCAATCTCAATCTGGTGATTCGACAACGCGAACGGGGCGTTGGTGTTGTCCAGTGTGACCGGGATTCGCTTCGTCCACGCTGGGTCGTACCAGCCAACGCTACTATGGCTCGATTCAATCCTTGCGATAAAACCATTCGCAATTTCTGCGTGCCCCGTGTCCGTTGGATGTACCGTGTCGGCGTCAACATGTGCCTTGTTGTAGTAGGCGTTGATGTCGAACGTAAAAGCCCTGCCACCATCCGCGACGACTTCAGCAACTACGTCCTGAACCATCTGGTAGAACGCAGCAACAGCCGCATCAGAGCCTTGGTTGTAAGGCGAGAATGCGGTGTAGTCCGCCATCAAAAGCGGCCCGGTTACGTAAACGGCCGGATGCACGGATTCGCCACTACCGACCGCGAACAGCATCTGCACGACACCAGACGCAGATTGCGTGATCTGGATCGTATGAGCGCCAGCCGATAGCCCGGTGTAGCGAATGGCCATCGGTATGAACCCAGTGGCTGGCGTCCATCCGGTTACCGATCCAAACGCCGTGTCGATCTGCGAGCCGACTGAATTCCCGTCGATGGTGACGGTGAACTTTCCGCCGTCACCTAAGCGAGCCATGTAAACAAGCGTGACGGCAGTGCCGCTCACCGACACTGATGCGGTGTTGCCAATCGTCGAACCGTAGGCACTTTCGATCTCTGCTGTCAGGCCAAATGGGAGCGTGAGGTTCGTCCATGATCCAGTCTTCGACCATGACGTTATTGCCTGTTTTTTATCTACGTGAATGCGAGTTCGCCAGGCAAGAATCGCCCGCATCGCTCTGCGGTTTGTTTCGATAGCATTGGCGTTATTGCCGAAGTAACGCATGTCGTTGTAGTTCGAGATCCACAACGTGCGGCTGTTAGCGTCCACCGTCGCACCGCTAAAAGCTGCGGTAATCCCGCCGCCCATCTGGCCTTCGCCATTCGATGCCTTAAACCCACCGGCTTCAGCAACACCAGAACTTGGCAGACCTTGATTGTCTTGGGTCCAACCGTATTGAGCGCAGACGAGTGTTGCCCAGCGATGAGCAGCGTCGGAGGCGTTATAACCCACCCCAACAGAATCGCCTAAAATTCGAGCGGTAACCGTCATTCGCTGCCTCGATTTGTGCTGGCTGGCTGTTTCATGTTGGCGTCGAGCGTCGGTTTCTCAATGCACCGTCGTGAGGTGGATTTTGGGTTCAGGGCGAGTCGCTAGTTTCGATTAGTTACAAATATGGACCCAGCCGCATTAGCCTTAAAATACAATACTCGGCAACCATAAACCTCAGACGGCATATCGTATGCTTTACCTGCCGCAACAGTTTGGACAGTTGCTACACCGGCAGACGAATTCAAATCAACTCGTGTACCACCAACTTTCTCTGCTGTGTAATATGTCAATGTAGTAATCGACGAGCCAGCCGGAATAATGACTAGCCCACCTCGTCCGGGAACACGATATTCAGGAGTCGTAGACGAGCTAGTAGTAAGTGTTAGCGAATCTACTGTATCTTCGCCTTGGCCAAAAGCCAAATGCTCATAGGCCAGCAAACCGCCAAACATCAACGCAAGCAACAGAATCAATCGGTTCATGTTAATTATCCTTTTGAATATAGTACTAGCTAACTCCAGTAATCGGTTCAGCATCGACGTCGGTAGCGATAGTGATCTGTCCCAGTTCAGTAGTGCCATCCGTCTTGAAGATAGTTAGCTTCCCTGTGTGGGCAACAGTATTCGACTCTTGCGCTTGCTGGATAAATCCGTACTGACTACTCTTGCTTAGCGTGTCACCATCGGCTGACGCCTCAACATTGGCTTGTGTCCGGCGACGAACATGGTCGGCGATTTTGTTGGCAGCATCAGCTACAATCAGCGTGCCGGACAGCAGGTCGTTATCCCACATGAAATCAAAGATTAGGTTTCCTGCTGGTATGAAGTCCCATGCTCGGTCCAGCGTCATCGTTCCCGTCGAATCAACATAGCTTATTACTGTCCGCTCCTGCCCAACTCCTGAATCAGCACTGACACATCGGACGCGCATTCCCTTGGCATAACTGTTCTGACCAAATGTTGACGGTCCCCACTCAATTGTATTACTGGTGCAAGACACAGCACCGGTCTGTGCTTGGTTAAACGCATTCGGATTCACCACCAAGTTTGTAACAGTCCCAGCCGTCGTAACGGTTGGGATAACGGCACTAGTGTGAGTGATAGGCGCAAGCTTGACTGTCCCAGAAGTGGTAGATGCCGTCGTCACGATTGTCTGCGAAACTGGCACACACCCGGTCTTCTTCGCTATCACGATGAAACTAGTATAGTTGGTCTCAGCTTGCGTCGGTGTGTAGATAACGATTCCATCCGTGCTATAGGAAGTTGTCCCAGTTCCATCAGCCTCAGCAACACCAACTGGTTTAATACGGACGGTGACTCCACTCGTCTGCACAACACCATCACTGATTTGGACAACTGCTCCGATTGCAATAGGCTCAGGAGAAGCCGCATTCTTTGGGTATAGCACTACAATTCTCCTGCCACTTTTGGCACTGTGTCATCCATTGCTAACACATCAGCGTCTGGTGTTAGTGTCGTTCCGATTGCTGCGGAGTTCGGTGCACGAATTTTGCGTATCTCTGCAGCCAAAGCTTTGGCCTTGTCAGCACCTTCATCACCAAGCACTCGGTGTGCGGCTTCAATCACTTGTGCCAACACATTTGACAATGCAACGCCGGACAACATGTTCGAACGAGACTCAGCGACCGCTGCAGCTTTGTGTGCCATGCTGGCCACTTCGCTCAAGGCCATCTTCATCATCGTACCGGCTGACTGCCTTGCTAGATCGGCTTGTGCTCCGGTCAGCATCCCCTCTTCAATGGACAAGCAAGCCGCATCATAGAACGTGACCGCATCTTCAGCGGCCACTCTCGTGAAGGTCAGCTCCTCGGTCAGGTCCAATCCTGTGTCACGATGCCGTTCAACCGCCTCGGACAAAGCTTTGCTGAGTGTCTTTGAGTATGCCATAGGTAACCGTTCAACCCTTCTTGCTCTGCTCTTTGAATTGCCTAACTGCCCAAGTAGAGACTTTGCATTGTCATGCTTAGGCTCATGTCGCCTCAAGTGCTTGGCACAATAATGCTTGCCCTTCTTTGACCAGCGACGACACCGAATCTTCGGGCCTAGCTCTCCGGTGAGTGGGTCACGTACCCGTCGCTTGTGGCCATGACATCGACGAGGGTCATCGCTATCAGATGAGCAATTGGCGTGGAACGCACCGACATTCCATGCTCCGCGTGCATAACGCAGTTCTCCCCCAGGCCCAACCGACACAGGCAACCAACCCTTGGCTCTTCCTGGTGCGCCGATAAGTTGTCGGCTATTTGCTGAGCATCCATCAGTGCCACTTGCGTCAACCGATACACCATTGACTTCGAGCATTCCAGCACTCCGGCCATTTCGTCGTATGTCAACCCAACTGCAAACCGCATGGTAAGCAGAGTCTCTGCCGAGCTTCCAGTCTTGTCTAGAACGTATCGTACCTCGTCAGCATCGTCATATATCAGTTGGTCACTAGAACATGCCTCTACTCTTTTGCTGATCACACACTCATCATCGTCGTCGCTATCCGTTGCAAACTTGCTCATCAGTTGCTCGCGACCTTCACGTAGTTGCCGCTTGGTGACAAACTCCTTATACAACCGCCACTTGGCATTGCCGATGACATGAGACCGTAACGACTTGCCTGCTGTTGGGTCCCAGCCTAAGACGTCATCTGGCAAATGCAGAGCAAGGAGACTCATTGCCTCTTCCCACGTGTCGCGACCGCGAGACTTGCGCGCATTGATCTGGCAGCACTTCTTGAGTGTCTCCCACTCTTGGATTAGAAATGTCCACGCAAGGTCAAGTAGCTCTGTGCTCTTGCCTTCTGAATAACCGTCGCCTATTGAGGACATGTCCAATCCAATCGTGATCGCGGTGCAACAGTACCGTGTCGCGATGTGTCATGTTCTAATGTGTTATGCTCTGGACTTACGATCCTACTCGCCTGCCAAAATCTTCTCGGCCTCAGCCATCGCCTCTTGCTCGGTTCTGCACTTGCCAAATGTGTATGGCCCGTCCTTCCAGTGCGTTCGCTTGTCGTCAACTCGCCATGCGTATTCGGTCGAGTTGTAAATGCGGTACACGACGGCGTAGAACAAATCAGTGCTGGTACTTCTGTTGGCACCGCGTTTCCAATTCATAAGTCGCTCCCGTCATCGTGATCTTCGGTCGCTTCATACTTCATGCCGCATTCGCCGCACGTGACAGTATCGGGTCGCGTCACTAGCTGAAAATCCTGCCAGCCTTCCGGCAGATCGGCGTAGAGTGGCAGGTTGTGGAACTTGCGAAACACATCCTCCCGGTCCTCGTCGTCAACGAATTCGGCCACCTGCGAACGCTCAAAGTTCTCAGCACCGCAGGAATCGCAGTCCCAAACATAGGCCGTTAAAAGTCGTGCTTTTTCCATAGTTTTACCCTGGACTAACTATCCAAAGCATGTTCTATTCTTATATACGCGCACGCACACGCATGCGATACCATCAACTCAGGCTTTTAATCCACTCAACAACAATTGCTCGCCTCAGTGCAAGGTCCGTTGCATTCCACTCTGTATACAATTGCCTCGGATGCGGCAACATCAACGTTCCACCATCACTCGACCACAACGCCATCTCACCGCAATCCATTGCCTCAGTTACTCTTCGGCCACACAGCACAACCCCATTGTACTTCCATGTGTTCCGCTGCCAATCTGCTCTACCCCAGTCCAGCTTGAGGTCTGCTCGGTCCGGAGAGTCGGATGGCAGCCAAGGTTCATACAACCGGACGCGAAGCTCATCAGCCACTGACCGAGCAAGTATTGGGTCCCAAGCACCTGGCCTTGGATCAGGAGGCAACAGGTTGAGGGAATCAACCTGCTGTTTGTTGCCTAGGTCAATACCAACCGACGACAACCGACCAGCATATGCTGCAGCAGCATGTGATGTGCAGAACGCTCCGAGTGCTCGGCTGTTGAGCAACCATTGGAATGGATTCCCAGCACATAGCTCACACCATATTGGTCGCTCACTACCTTCACGCGACCGTTCACCGATTACTAATAGTTTCATCCGTCATTCCTCCTCAAAAATAGTTTCGATCGAAACTCACCGCTTGGTGGCGAACGCATTTGCGCAACCCCAATTGACCAACGCCGAGTGACTCCATCAGCACAATCAACTACTATCTCAAGGCTGTTGCCTCCCTCGCGAGTGTATGCCATCACGTCACCGGAGTGCTCAACCGTTGCAAGATAGGTCTCAAGTGCCCGTAAGTCTTCGACTTTGATCATGACTTCTCTTTCTTTGTTTGTTTAATTCTACAAGCTAAGCATATACCACCTTCAACATGCCATCGCCGCATATTGTGTGGTTTATATTCTTTGCATATTGGACAAATCCAATCAGCAGGAAGCTTTGACATTGCATTTCTATATTTAGCAGTCTCTTCTCCTTCAGTTCTTTCAAAAGGCTTTTCGTAGTATTCGCCTATTCCATAGTCAACAAATTTATCACTCATTCTTATTCTCCTTCACATAACATGCTTTGCAAATCGGTTGCTGTCCCTCATTTACTACCCACTGCCGAGACTTCGGCTTTGGCTTGCCACATACACCGCATATGCGTGGATTAGGGAGCAAAGCATCTCGCTTGATTGCTCTATTGATTGCTTGCCTAACGTTGCGAGGCTTCCCTTTGCCTTTGGCATTAGGTCCAGCTAAAGGTAAAAGACCTCTCTCACGAAGTCGTTCGTCCCGCTTAGCTCTTCGATCTACCTCATTAGCAATCTCACCTTGCCGCATCTCTTTTGAAATAGTCCGATCCCATCGTCCCCTTTCATAGTATGACCATCGCATTATCCTGCACCTCCTCTTAAATGCTCTTGACTGGTGTCAACAACGTCCGAAGAACTTGGTAGGGTTAATAGAGTCGGAATGTCAATATGAGTATTTCAATTTTACCTTTTCAAAAAACACATACCACCAAAGTCTACTTTTGTATATATATATATTATAAGGAAAAAAAAAGGCGGATTATTATATATATATTTAGCAAGTGATTGCTTTCACTTTTTAGAAAGAGTATTTTGAATTTTTCATATCGCCATTCCGACTCTATTAACCCCCCTCTTTTCTTCGGACTATTCAGACTTTTGCACGGTATTTAACAGCTTCATAAAAAGCGAAGGGTCATTTGGGCAACTACCATAACGCACTCCGTTATAGTCTTCAATATGAAGTTGTTCCCAACCCATATCTTTTGGAGACTCCCCACGTACTACCCAACAAACACCTGGTCCGCCTGATGCAACTATTTGTCGGATGCATGCCTTCTGATCAGGACGCAATATCCCATCATCAGACTTAAACTCAAGCCAGCCAGTCCACAACCGGTGGCATATCCACCGATCAGGCCAGCCAGGGACTGAAAACCGATTTGCTGTTGCTGCATACACAACAACACCTAAAGCTTTCAGCTTCTTACACAATGCTCGAGTCTCTTTGCATTCTTTGGTTTCACTCTTCATCACCATCCCCCATGTCCGAGACAAAACGTTCCGCCCTCTCCTGCCGCAACCGCCAAGCGCATGCCAACGGTGTCCCACCACTAGCAATAAACGCCGACACTATTCCTGAACGCTGTGCTGTCCATGCAAGTGCGTCCTCCATCGCCCAACCGTACTGCGAGACCAGTGCTCGACACACTTCACGTGTGTATTCACCTTCATTCTTCATCCGTCACCTCCAGTTCTTTCTGTAGTCGTGCAACCATCCGAACCTTCGCCATTACCTCATGCTGTGCTCGCTCCTCAACTGAGAACCACCGATTGTATAGAGTAGCAACAAAGCTATCATCTCTATACTCCAACCCTTGGCCACTTGGTAGGCCTGCCTCTTGCAAAGCAAGCACCATGTCGCTCCTGCTCACTCTATCACCTCACAACTCATTGCATCAATCTTGTCGCTGCTAACCGGACATGCCAACGCAGCAAGTCTACCCTCGGTCGACATACGCTCTACCTCCATTTGTAGCCATGCGGATGCTGCCTTGCTCTCATCCTGATCATACGAATGGGTGTGAGTTGTTGTTGGCTCCCTCATTCCGTGCCGCATAATTGCGTAGAAGTCACCACCATGACCAAGCTTCCAATCACCCGGACCACAAAGTGCTCGCTGATACGCATGAGTCACCTCATGTGCAATCGTCGTGCGATAATCATCTTCCTCCGACCCAAGATGCAGCATAGCATGATGGAGTGAGTAGGTCACCCGCTTTTTAGTAGGCTCAAACACTCCAGCCCACGAATGCCAGCAAGCAGTCATCCGTAAGATCGGCCGATCGGTCGGTTCTACCTTCACCCCACACCGACCCAACCATTCTTCAGCACGACTACAATACTCCGAGTGCAACTCACTCACAATCCGACAGCACTCCTCAACCGTCCCTACTCGGAAGTCAGGCTTTGGTGGCGGTGGTGGAAGCTCAGCAACAAGCTCATGCGGAAACGGAAGCCACCTACCAGCATCACACAAGTGAGTCTCTTGCCATGCCTTGGCTGCAAGCCGACTACTGAATTGCTTGGCTTCGTCTTTGTCTTTGGTCGTCAACACCCCCTCACGGTGTAGAAACGACCCACCTTGTCCAACTGCCTCAAGCAGATAGACACGGCGACGGAGTGCTGCATGCTTAACGCTTATTGCCATGCTTCAACACCTCCCACAATATCTCTTCACATATCCTCAATCGAGTATCCCACTCTAATGAGGTATGTCGTCGAAGAATGTCATCAATAATCTGACCTAACCCACCTTTGGCATAGAGTCGGCTACTATCTTTGCTGACGGACTCCGCTCCACCGTTATCAGATACCCCTCGCTCGTCTTGAACGTCAGCGTTGCTTTCTCTGGATGTGCTGCCAGTCGCCGAAGAGCTAGTGTCTTCAGCCAATGTGCTTTCCCCGGAGACCAAGGCTCGGGACGGATTGTTAGCTTCATACCACTTATCCAATTTGTCAAGTTGTTCTTCGGTCGGTTCATCCACAAGTCACCTCACTCTCTGGCCAAATGTACGGCAAATCATTCGGCACACCAGGAAACAAAGGTCCATAGTGTGCCGGGTCTTTGCGGATTAGGTTGCTTTGGTGCGACCGGTGAAACGCTTCATCACCAAGCCATGGTGGTTGCTCTGAGTAGGTTGGAAACTTGCTTCCCAATTCAATAATTTTAGTCAAGCAAGTGTCGCGATAACCACGCCCAACCCACTCACCGCATATCGTTCCGCCATAAGCCACAAGCCATCGCTCATAGCCTCGCCACATCTTGCAAGCTGGATGGTTGACCCAACCAATTGTCTCACCAGCAAGAGCTTTGAGTAGCTGCATTACTTCGACTCGCTGTTTGCCGAGTCGTTGGCGGTCAAGGCATTTAGCTGACTGAGCAAAGCTTTCGTAAGGTAGGAAGGTTTGCATCTCATCGCCCTCCGTATGACATTGTATCCCCACCCATCACACTCCAAGCACGATGCAAGCGAGTAACGTAGTCGGCACTACTTGGTGTTGCTATTTTAGCTGCCGCATCTTTGAAGTTTGGGTAGTCAATCTCATTTACCAACATTGCTAATGCTCTGCCAACTTGCAACCTTTGCACGCCAGCACAACGAAATCTATAATCAGCTTTTGGTGTTTTAACTACTTTCCAACCTGGAAGAAACCACTCTAATGCCCGCTTCTCTCGAGCGCGGACTTGCAATTGACCTGGATGTTTTGGATCAGCTACAATCGAAACCATACCATGTGTTGTCATCACCCACATCATGCACCACCTTTCATCGCTTCAACAATCGGCGCAAGCTCCGGTCGCTCGACCAGCAACTTGGCAATCATCTCAGGGTCAAGAGCCATCAACAGAGTGAGAGTGTCGTTCGCCTTATCAAACCGCTCTTGCTCTTGCATAGCAATCCGCTCGGCACGGAGTACATTCACTTGCTTGTCAAGAAAGATATACCGTGCCTTCCAGTTGCGGGCATTCTCTTCCATCTCTTCGGCTTGGGCAATCAACCGAGCAGCATCTATCCGATATTTTGCTGCACGCTCAAGAGTGCGTTCGGTGTTTGCACCGGCGCTT